GTCCTTCTTCGCCGCGACGGTTTGACCAAGGATCGTGACTTACGCAACCTTCCAGATGAGTTAGTGAACCAGCTCATGAGTAAGCGGAATCGAATTCCAAGAAAGTCACTAGACTATCGGACACCTTATGAGGTATTTATGGAACATATCACAGAGGATCAACGACAACTTTTTTTCTAACTTAAATTGACATTTCAGGATTTTAAAATCACTGTCTTTTTTACAGCGTAAAATCAACACAATATCTTGTTTGTGCATTAATGGGTCCTTTCGGGTCCCCAAGGTGTCCTGGTGAATTAATCAACGGGACCCAAGCGGGACCCAACCATAGTCAAAATTAACCGAAATTATCCGTAACCCAACAAAAGCAAACAGTAACAAAAAGAGCCTAGAACGTTGATTTAACAACATTCTAGGCTCACCATGTTCAGATAACTTGACGGAGTTAAATTAAACATGAAAGGAGAGTACAGGATTATCAAACGTTGATATATCAACGTTTGATGGCATTAAGTGTCTATCTGGTGTCTAACTAAAAAGGTCCTGCTTAGTGGCAGGGCCTTTTTTTATTTTACCTTCCTTTCTTCTTCTCATCTTCTGCCATGCGTACCATCGCATCTACGTCAACCGGTGCATCAAGATCAAAGCCGTAGTATTGTAAGCGTTCCTCAAGTTCATCGCAGAACCAAGCGTTGAAATTGTCCTGTTGCTTACAAGCAACTTATACTAGTTCATCGGAAAAAAAACCACCATATCGGCGACTTCATACTTGCGCGGGGCAGTGACTGTTAGCCAAACCTGGTTAGCAGTTTTTTATTGACAGAAAATGCGAAACAAATCAACACATACTCCAAATACAAAGGTAATAATCAGAACAGTGATAGTCACCATAAAAAAAGGATACTTTCTGAAAACATTCCCCTTCAAATTAGTGGCAATGGATTTACCTGACATTGTTGCAACTGCTTTTAATAGAAAAAAGAGCAAACTTACTAATATCATTCCTAGTAGCGCAACAGAAATCATAATCCTATAAAGTCTCACATTCATTGAAACCTGTGAAACCACCTTTGATAGTGTATCAAAGCCACCGAATAATGAAAAAATCAAGGCAGAAAAAATTCCTAATATAGCAATGAAATCACCATAAATAGAACTTTTCATATCCTTTATGGTTTTCATTTCCTGCTTAAGCTTTCTCAATCTTTTAGTTTCTTTTTCAGTATTTTCTCTAAGCTGTTTTAAACTATTTTCTTGATTTCCAATTTTTTCAGCCTGTTTTCTGTATAAACTATCTTTCTGCTTTCTAGCTAAATTAACGTGCTCAGAAACTTTTATCAAAATGACATATTCATTACTAAGTTCTGATGAATTATGCTGAATGCGCTTCCTGATTTGCTTTTTAAATGCCTCCATAAAAAAGTCCATTCCTGACTCATCTTGTAACCCATAGATTATCCTGGTTATTTCAGAGTAAGGAACGAACTCAGTGTGCAAATTACAAGCAGCACTCAATAATTTATTAAAGTCATCATTAAACTGTTCATCATTCTCCTCGAATGAATAATGATCCCCAAGTGCTACATTATTTACCATTTTTTCAAACTGATTAACAAAAGTAGATACACTGGCTGCTTCATCCGAACTAGCATTTAAATAATTTAACGCATCTTCATTAGTGACTACCATAACTACTCTTCAGCCACATCTGCTAGCGTATATTCAACATCGCTACGCCAACCATTGATGTTTTTTTCATTGTCACGCCAAAATGGTTCTTCATGTGATTTACGAACTAGTTTAAAAACAGATTCCTTTAGAAGTTTGATAATTTGATCATTCAAGCTCCTAAAGTTCTCATTCTCATTATTTTTTTCAAGAATTGGATCTGACCCGTAAACCTTATACCTTTCGTAAATATCTTTTTCAACTGGCCCATATCTCCAGACTAAAAATGGACGATCATACGTTGCTTTTATGACTCCTTCTGATAAAAGACTATCATTCATGGCATATTTAAGCGAAAAGAACATGACCTTTTGAAGTTGTAAATTGGTAACGGGAATGTTATTTTTGTGTGCAACAGCAATTATGTGATGTGCTAGATCCATCATTGTCATAATAATTCCCTCCTTCATCTTGATACTACTCCTCTTTACTGTTATTTTAAACTATAATTCCCAAGAAATGAAAATAAATGAATTGTCAAAAAAATCCCCCTCACCAGTTAAGGCAAGGGGGATTAGATATTAGTAATAAAGCGTTTGGCCTGGATAAATCAGATTGGCGTTGGCAATGCCATTTTTAGCTTTTAAGCTAGTCCAGGACGTGCCAAGCCGGCTAGCAATGCCGGATAGCGTGTCCCCAGGCCGGACAGTGTAGGGCCGTGTGGATGAGCCACCGCTTAGCTTGAGCACCTGACCCGGATAGATCCAGTTAGGATTAGAGATGCCGTTGATGCTTGCTAGCGTGCTGGTGGATGTGCCATAACGGCTGGCGATCCCGGATAAGGTGTCACCATACCGGACGGTGTACGATCCGGTCATCGTGGTAGTAGTCGCCTTTTGTGACACGTTAGATCCTTGTCCGCTGTCGGCCACTCGGAGTACTTGACCTGGATAGATCAAATTAGGGTTGCTAATCCCGTTAAGGGTTACCAACGCGTTAACCGTCATCCCGTAACGGCTAGCAATCGCGCTAAGGTTGTCGCCACTCTTGACGGTATAGTTGTGCGTGTCTTGGTGGAGTTGCTTACCAGTAGTGGTTGCAACCGTCTTGGTGGCCGGTTCTTGCGCGTCACCGTTCTTGTAGCCGTTCTCGGTAATTCCTGTTAAGTCCACGTCACCATCTAATCCACCGGCCGCATAAGTAGAGGTGAACTGGAAAATGTTAACATTGTCAAAGCTTGGGAAATAATTGTAATTTGGCGACTTAGTGACGTTGTAATCGGGGTATTCCGCTAATGCTAGCGGATACTGTTTAGCAATGGAAGCCAGGTCAAGATGGTTGACCAGGAAATTTTTATAGCCATATAGTACGGCTGTAAAACCTGAGTCCTGAACCCGTTTGAGTGCATAAAGTACCGAATCAGTGTCCGGGTTACCACTTTCTACATCTAACATAACAATTGAGCCCTTCGGCGTCTGAACCTTAGGCAGGTAGTAGTCAAGCATTTGGTCAGCTTGATCGCGCCCGCTAAATTGAGCGTAGATATACGTATGAGCTCGCCGGTTTAAGGCGATGGTGTTAGCTACTTGAGTGCCATAGGTTGATTGGTCAATAAATGACCCGTTATAGTAACCACCAATTTGGGAGATTGAGAACTTGTCGTTATCACTTCCCCACTTGCCGTTATTACCTTGATACTTTGACCAGTCAACTCCTTGATCACCCTTAGCGGCATATGCCGTTCCTGTCAATGGCAAAAGTAAAAGCGCGATCGCCACACTTGCGGCCCCGCGCTTGATCTTCTTCATCTTTTGCATTTTTAATTCTGTGCCCCCTTCAAAGCGTCCAACTGCTTTTGTGCCGCCACCTCCTGCTCCTTAATGCTTGCTAACTCAGCTTCTGCCTTAGCAATTTCGGCCTGCGTATCGTCGGGCTTAGCCGCTTGTGGGTAAGCATCAAGTGTCCCGTCCGCCTTGAGCTGAGCATAGGCCGATTCAACAGCATTAGCTAACGTTGCCTCGTTAGTCTCGTTAAAGCCTAGATCAGACAGGGCCTTCGCCACAATTTGCACGGCGTGGGCCTTCTTAACCACGCCTTCGATCGCTTCACTGACTCCTAGCTTTTGCATAGCGATAACAGCGTCTTTTGCAAGCGTCGGCAAGACAGACACCAGCGTTTCGGCCTGCTTGTTGCCTTTGAGCCACCTAGACACATAAGCCACGATGATTGGTAGCGAAGCCGCCGCCACTGCTGTGATAACGTCCGCAATTGAGTTTACTTCCATGTTATTTCCTCCTATTTTTTAGAGAGCTGTTCCACTTGATACGTCAGATCATCGACACTCTTCTGCAGCTCGATAATCTGATTTTTTAATCTAAAATTTTCGTTCATTACCTCGTTAAGCCGGTCTAGCGTCTGACGGAGGTTATCAGATAAGCTGTCTGTGCTTGAGTAAAAAACCTCGTGCCGGTCCACATCCGACGTCGTGCGATTCTGTAGCCAGGCGAACAGTGCTGATACGCCACCGCCAAACACGGCACCGAGTAAAGATAAAATTAAGTCCCATCTAACCACGCCACACGCCCCTCTCAAAGTTAAAAAGTGCGTCTAGCAAGATGCGGATAAACACAAACCCAATTAAAATCGTGGCCACCGAAACGGATGGCCGTAAGAATGCGTCCTGGACGAAAAAGGTGACCAGGTATGCCATCCAAAGTGCTGCCATGATGACAGTGGCCACGAAGTCCGCAAAGTACTTGTGGTAGTTACAAATCGTCAAGATCAGCACTCCTCCGCCTAAGACCAGTAGGGATGCGCACATTGGCCAGCTCTGAAGCACGTTGAACGCGTGGAAAACTGGGTGTGTTGGGTCGTCGTAGGGATGATTAAAGATGAGCACGAACCCAAGGAGTGTGGTTTCAATTGCAGTAATCATCAAATTTATATTCCTTCTCAACGCTTTCACCTCCTACTGGGTCGACGAAGACGTGGTTGAGGTCGATGAATTAAGCTTAGCTAACGCAGTGTTGAGCTGGTCTTGAAGTTTAATCAACGTTTGTGCTTGGGAGTTAACCTGCGCATTGAGCTGGTCAACTTTGTTACTCAGCGTCTGCACCGTGTCCTTATCAGCGATGTTGGCAATCATTGCTAAATCAGCCTTAGCGCTGAGCTTGGTGTCCATCTGGGCTGACGTGTAGTAGCTAGTTAAGTCCGTCTTGGTTGCATAATTAGCTAGGTCGGACGTTTTAGCGTAGCTAGACAGCCCCTCCAAATCCTTTGGCGCAAAAGTAAAGTCCAATACTAAATCAGTATCAGTCCCAGAGTTAGTCACCTTGGTTTCGTCACCAGTTGACGTAGTACCAACCTTGACACTAAGTGCCGTATCACCTTTGTCACCTTTATCGCCTTTAAGGGATGCTAACCAGGTGTCCAAGCTAGATGGATATCCGTTGTCAACAGCCAGTTGGTAAGCACTTTTTCCGTCCTTTCCGTCTTCACCTTCTGCTTTTACTCCGGTATCTTGACCGTTGATAAACCAAGTTTTAGTCGTTTGATTGAATTGAGGTGTAGCGCCCGCCACACCGACGGCGGAGTAGTCCTGTTCCACGCCGTTAATGACCCACTTTTTAGACACAGGGTCAATCGATAAAGATTCAATTGCCATTTAATCGCCTCCTTTATCGATCAGTTGTAAAGATCACGAGGGAAAGCCGACACGTTTGATTAGTCCGCGCACCCTTCATCGAGATTCCGAGTGTACTATCCCACACACCCAAGTGTGGCAAGGTGTAGGTGAAGTCGCCTTTAGAATCCCAGTACATCTGGCAAAGGGCCGTGTCGGCGTTGTCAACGATCCATGGCAGTGTGATCGTCCCTTCAAAATATTCGTTAGATGAGTTAACAACTAGATCACCACGTCCGGTAATGATTGACAAACCATCCATGATCTTGTAGCGGCTCAAAGCGAACTGGTTTGCTCCACCTTGTGGTGCGGTAAATGCACCGCCAAGCGTGTAGTTCCGCGTCCAATTTTCAGTCACTGTTAGCTTGCCGGCCAGTTGTGAGCTAACACTTTCAGAAACGGCGTTGATGTTGTTGGTCAGCGTTGATTTTAAGCTATCAATAGTTGGGCTTGATAAGTTTTCAATCGTAGTAGTCCCACCGAAATCATTATTTCCAGTAAATTTGTTGTCACCAGACAGTATCGCAAACGAGTTAGCCTTTGCGGCGGCCGTGATCGCGTCCAGGCTTGCTTGGGCCGTCTTAGCCAGCGTGGATGCTGTGTCAACTTGTCCTTGTAAAACTTTGAGCTGGTTAGAGATAGATTCGTTGATCGTTTCCATCTTGTTACCCATCTCGTTGTTATAAACTTCCGATTGACCAGTCGTCATGATGGTGGCCGATTCAAGCACCTCAAAGCTAACATTGATCGTACTAATGACCGTGTCATCGCTGGTTGACTTGAGTTCAAAATAAGCTGTGTTATACGGCCCGTCAGCTTGGTAAAACTGGCTTGGCACCGTAAATTGGACTAGCCCACCTGCCGATGAGTCAACAGCGATCATCGTGTCAGATACCTTTGGTGTGCCGCTAGCGTCCTTTGCTTTGAGGACCAGCTTTTGGCCGTCCATGTTGTGTGGTACCGTGCCATCCTTGATTGCCAGGTAGATAATTCGCCCATCATCTCCTTGATGGCCCGATAATTGTGGTACTGCTACCGATCGAGTAGATCCAACGGTAGTGTCGAGGACTACATACTTGCCTTGCGTAGTGGCGGCGTCACCTACTAGAGTTGCCATTTGCATACCTCCTTAAAATTCGTTTGCATATGATTGCAGATCATTAAGTGTGGATTCAATCGTGGACCATAAGGCATTGATTGCGTCCACAAAGTTGCTATCGAGGGTCAACCCCGTTGGTGGCGTCAAGGTCACTGTTGCGGTTGCTTGTCCGGTTTGCTGGTCAAGGACGCCATACGAGTTGGCCACCTTGATTAAGCCGTTTAGGTACATTTCGAGGGACCCAAACATATCAAATATATAGTTCCGCACCTCTCGTCCGAGTGTGTCCACGTCTGGCTTGGCGACTGTTTGAGCGCCAATTGTGCCGGTGGCAAAGACGCCAGCAATTTGGTTGTCAACTCCGTTCAAGTAGTCGACTACCAGCCGGTCGTTGCTTGCCAGGTTGCTAAGCAAGTCGGACGCTTGCGTGAGCCGGGCGAGTTTAAGTTGTGCCGTGTTCTTGGTTGGCGATGGTGAAGGTGCGGGGTTAGCCGTGCCAGCCATCGTCTTGAGTTTGTCAGCGATTCGACTAGCCAGTTTGGCCATTGTGGCCACCGTTGGATGGACTCCCTTTGCGCCATCGCCTAAAGTTTCAGCACAATTTTCTGGTGTAATGACCGGGTTATCTCGCCAATCTAAAAAGGCCACCCCATTTTGTTGGGCGACCTCTTTGATCATGTCATCAAGCTGGTTTTGCGACCAAAACTGACTGTTAATATCATAAAGTGTCGTTCCGCCCCAGCGGAAGTCTTGCGTGGGCAAAATCACTAACAGCTGGGTGGTTGGGCTTTGCGATTTAGCCTTATCGATCCCGGATTGTAAGCATTGCTTAATGCTGTCAAGTGAACCAGGCCAACCGAAGTTGTTAACGCCATACATCCACATCGCATAGTCGTAACCGGCGATGGGATGCTGGTCTAGGATACCCGGGAAACCGGTGTAGGACTGGTCGTACTTGGTTCCACCAACGGCCCAGTTCTCAACTTCCCAGCCCAGTTCCTTGCCGACCTGTTCAGGAATCCGCTGGTTGTCACCAACCTTCTTAACACCGTCCCAGCCTTCAAAGATTGAATCCCCAAATGCAATTAATTTTGTCATTTAATCATCCCTTATTGAGCTTGAGTAGTGGTTGCTTCCTTAACCGCTGTATCAGCCGCCAGCTTCTTCTTGGCAATTGCCACAACATCAGCCGGGTTAGCAGTTAAAAATTTAGCGCCTTCGGCTAGATCAGCTTGTTCAACTTTGATTTGCGCATTGACGTAATCGCCAGATGTTTCATCACGACCATAAAGATCAACTCGTGCGCTGTCGATTGTGCCATCCTGAATGTTGACGTTGTAGTTGAGATTGTTTACTTGAATATCCATGGTTAGTCCTCCTTAGTAGTGTCTTGCTTATCCTTGAGTTCCTTCAGTTCTTGCTTTGCCTTATCTAGCTGTGATTGCAATGTCCGGTTATTTGCACGCTCAATCACCAGATTTGAGTGCAGTACGCCCAGTTCTGAAGCGTAGTCGTTGACTAAGTTCTGAATTGATTCGTTATCCATTTAATTTTTCCTCCAATGTTTTAATTCGTCTTGTTAGTTCTTGAACTGCTAAAAATAGATAGCCAACCGCCGATCCGTCATCACGGCCTGTTCGTTCCTCGTTAACAAACTCGTCTGGTGCGTAGTACTGACTCACATCGTTAACGTCATCAATGATTAATGACGTGTAGCGCTTAGTTTTTCCTTCTGCCACGTCGATCTTGTACTGGTATGATCTGATGTCAGTCCGGTTGACTAAATCAAGCGCGTACTTTGGATCGACTGTTTCAATGTTGGTCTTGGACGACAACGTAGACTGCTGGTTAAAACTTTTAGCCATAACGTTTGTAAATGAATTGCTGAGATGATCACCAATCGCTAGATAGTCGCTCCCAGACCAGATCGTATTACCAGTTTCGATCGACAGAACCCCAGCTAACGGCTTACCAGTCGTACCATTCCACGTGCCTTGCAAGATTTTTCCTTCGGCGGTGATATTCTTATTAAATCGTGCATGACATGAAACAAAAAAGCGTTCGCCATCGTTGTCCCACGTATTAAACGTTAGGCCCTCTCGTTGGACCTCATTACGACTGAATCCGAGCCAATGCCCGGCAGTTTGATCGTATCGCTCAAAAAACAACGTTGGTGTGACTGTTGCACCAACTGGCGTAATCGAAAATGCTCTGTTGTTATAATCACTCGAAAAACTAATGATTGATTGCGTCGTATTTTGGACTAATCCTTGTTTGACCTGAATCAGCGCCTTGAGGCCATTATTTTGATTGACCAGATTAAGCGTACCGTCAGAGTTGTACAGTGCCGATGAGCCTAGCATGACCTTATCCGCGCTAATGCTTGAGATTGCCGCACTCGGTATCCATGCTTCACCAGTAATGATCGTATTTGCCGCATCAAGGATTAGTGATTTTTTTCCATTGCTTACCTGGATCAACGTGTCTCCGCCGGCCTCTTGGTTGATCTGACTTATCACATCGCCAACTTGCACGCGCTGATTGATCTCATTTTTAAGCTGCGTAGTCGTGCTGGTAAAGTCGCCTGATGATACTTTGTCCTGGATCAGATTGCTTAGTTGCGTAACGGTAGATTGATCGGCCTTAGTGGCGACCGTGCTCTTAATTCCGTCCGCGGTCTGTTGCACGCTAGCGATTGCACCCGAGTTGGTTGCCACGTTTGCCTCGATCTTGTTTGCTCTGATCGATAACTGGGCGAAATCGCTCTCGGCGTTGGATGCCTGAACTGTGGCCTCACTGGCAGTTTGCTTGGCGACTGTGGCGTCGCTTTGCGCGTTAGTGGCCGTTAGACTAGCTCCACTCGCTGTTTGAACCGCCACTGTGGCGTCACTCTTAGCATTGCTAGCGGTGGTCATTGCCCCGTTAGCCGTGAGTACGGCACTGGCCGCCTGGCCACTTGCGTTCTGGGCGGTTAGGCTGGCTTGTGACGCTGTTTGAATGGCGACGGTTGCATTACTGCTGGCACCGCTAGCCACCGTGACAGCACTGTCGGCTGTTTGTTTGGCCACCGTGATGTTACCAGCGTTATCAGACACAGCTTGTTGAATTTGCTTCGCCGTTTCTTGGATCGTGGAAATATTGCCACTATTGTTGGCCACTGCGGTTTGTAGTGATCCCACATCGGACGTCATCTTTGTGATCCCGTTTGCGTTGGTCTTTGCTTGGCTTGCCACCGCCGTTAGATCATCTGCCACGCTTGAGGCACTTTTAACGGCATTGTCTGCGGTTGTCTGCGCCGTGCTAGCTAGATTTTTCGCCTCAGCCACACCGCTGTCAAACGCCGTCTTAGCGTCACTTAAGGTGCTGGCCGTTTCGGCAATCTGAGTGAATGCTTTGCTGACGTCGGACTGCGTACTTGCGACGGCGGCATCAGCAGCGCTTTTAGCCGGAGCAACGACTTTGTAATTGAGGTCAGAAATCATTTGCTCAGTCGTGCCCGACTGACTGATCAGCCGGCCGTCAATGCCTTTGATTGATTCAATGATTTCATCAAGTAGCGTTTTCTTCGCCATCGTCATTCCCCCTTTCTACCGCTTTACGGGTAATCCATTGCCGGTTAGCCGTGCTTGCCTCTAGCTGGCTAGACAGCGACTTGACCGAACCGTCAAGGCGGTTATTGATTGCTGATTGATAATCTAAAATGTTAGTCGGATTGGAATTGTAAGTCCCGGTTGGTTGCTGAGTTTTAGAGTACGGATAAATCTGATAGCCAACCAGATTGAGGTCGGTTGAGTAACCGATGCTCTTGATCGTGATGTGAGCGACGTCGCCTGGCACTATCTTTTCACCACTTTCAAAAGTGGCGATGAGCGAAAACGTCGGGTTGAGGTTGAAATTACTATCAGCCTCCTTTTTAGCGTCGTCTACCGTCTGTGCTGTGCTAAGAGTCATGTCGCTCGTTGCAAATAGCCCCCAGCGATCCACACTAGTCTGGTTCTGATACCAAAACGGTGTGAAGTACGAGTAAGAAATCGAAGTCGTGTTGGTTTCCGCCTCGTTTTCCGTTGAAGTGGTCGGTGTGCCAACGAGCGCCGCCATCTGTGAGTTGCGGATCCAATAGTCCGGCTGATAAGCGCTAATGTTGAAAATATTGCAATTCTGGCCTGGTTGTGGCTGTTGGATTGCCCGGTTGTTATCAAGTGCCATTACCACGTGATGCGGGCCTGGATTGTAAAAGCCTAAGTCGCCAGTTTGCACCTCGCTCCGACTAATCCGTGAGCCGTCGTTGCACTGCGTGTAGGTCGTCAGTCCGATCGTGATGCCGAAGTGCTTGTAAATATTGGATACTAATCCTGAACAATCCGTTCCACCGATATAGTCAACCCCGCGTGGACCACCCCAGACATACGGATATCCGACTTGCTTTTCGGCAAAGGCGATCACCTCGTTTGCCCGACTGCCAGTATTAACTGTTTCTGACGTGGTGGTCGTGGTTGAGATGTCCTCTGTCGCCGTCGGACTAATCAATCGAGCCCCGTTAGTGATCGAGGTCGTGTCGTAAGCTAACTGCATCTGTGGCGTATCATGGAGGTAATCCACACGCGTGCCGTGATTTTGGTAAAATTCAGCGCTCGTGTAAATGCCGATGTCTAGGCCTTTTGGAAAGATCACCGCTGTCGTCCAGTTGCTGGTGATCAGTGATAAAACGTCCATGAAGCTAAGGTCTTGGTTAGTAACGATGGTGCGCTTGTCAAAATCGCCGTGATAGCTAAAAGTGATATTAGCCTGCGGACTAATAAAGTGATCGATCACGCCTTTCGGATCAAGGCTTTCAGTGACTTCGGTATTATCCGACGACGAGTCACTACTGGTGTCGCCCTTTGCGATCACCTCATCCTTAGTAAGGCCTTCGCTGGCGTCTGGATTGTACGTTTTGCCATTCATCGTCCATTTCATAGTGTTGCCATAATACGAATAATTCCGGCTAGCCCAATCAAGATAAACGTGGTTGAGAGTAACGTCCATTGTGTTCGTTCCACCGGTATAGTTCGGCTGGAGTTGCTTGATCACAAACCAATCACCGTTAATCAGCACGGAGTTTTGTACAGCAAGCATACCAAATGCTTCCGATCCATCGTCCCACGCCGTGAATTGTGCTTGGTAAGTATTATTTACCTCCCACTGGATCGTGATCGAATCTGGCAAAGCGGACTGGAGTACGGCCGTTTTGGTTGGAGCATTTTTCGGCCATACGGTGCCTTGCCTAACCACTAGCGCTGTCATGAGATGTAGATGAACGGGAATGAGAACGTTGCATTAAAGCCGCCTGCTCCATCGACGGTAAAGTCGTTCCATCCCGGCTCAAGACGAATTGAACCATAGTCCGAATTGGCGTTCACATTGGTACTGTCCAGGTAGGCATTCAACCCATTGAGGACTAGTTGTTTTCCGTTGGTGCTTTGTTTGTACGTCCAGGAAGTCCCATTAGTAGTATTCTTGAGCGTCATTGAAGAACCAGAATAGCTCATCGTAATCTTCAACGTGTGCTTCTGATAGTACGGATCAACCGCAATATCACTGGCGTTGTAAATCTTAAAACTATTACCCGACACCTCATAAGCCGGTAAAGAGCCATCAGGTAGGTTCATGCCGAATTCCCATCCATCATCCTTGTGGGCATCGGCTAACTCGTCACTAGCGTAGAGGGAGTAACGATACCCATCTGGGATATCAAATGCAATACTAAAGTTTGCATCGTAGCGTCCTGGTTCAATCGGTGAAATATCAAATGGCGTTACGTACCCGTAGTAAACGATCAGCGGGTAGGTGTCTGTACGCACTCGCACCGGTTGCCGTGTGCCGAAAATGTGGTAAAGCTCCTGTTTAGCCAGGATAAAGTCCTGGTAACTATTAAAATGTAGCCAGAACTTTTCGACGATCGATCGTTTGGCGAAGGATTGAGCCACAAAAAAAGATCCATCCACACCGGAAAGATCTTGATAAGTGTTAGTAAATTGTGGAGATGAGCTAGCCGTATCTTGGCCCAGATAACGCAGACCGTCGATTTTATCAGTCAGACTAAACTCATCGTCGCTACCGATTTTTAACTTAATATATGGTTCGCTCAACTTATGCACCTCCTAACCCTGTTTGCCTCATTCTCATATCACGTGCCTGTTTACGGTAGACTTGTTGCATATCCAAACTACCCTGATCTTGGATTGCTTGGACTTGGTCATTGTTAACGCCGATCAATTCTGTAACCAGCGAAAGGAGCCGGTCAAACTTAGAATTTAACGTTTTTATTTCGCTCTCAGACGAAACGAGTGAAGACCCGGCAAGTGTATTGCCCATTGCCTTACTCTCAGAGCTAAACTGTGTGATCACTTCGCCTAGCAATTGGTTTGCTCGGCTCCGCTTATTGATGTCAGTAGGGATTACGTATTCTGGTAGGTTGTTTTCGGCAATTTCGTAAACGCCGTGGTTTGAGATTAAACCACCCATTGCCCAGCCGTGACCATTGCCAATGTTTCCCCAGCCGCCTTCACCACCGTGCTGTAATGCGTTGATAGCGGCTAAGATCTGGTCGTTACCATTAAGGATGTTCTTATGACCAGGCAAAGCCCATGAATTAAATGTTGACGGGATGAATTGCAGTAACCCTTGTGCAGGATGACCACTGGCGGAGTTAATGTCACTTATCTGCTGTCGAATGGTTGGATTACCACCAGATTCAGTCTGAATCTGCCGAAGTAATTTAGCTACCTTTGTTGCATCCACCGAACCGGTAAGTGTCTTTAAGTCACGTTCAATATATGAGCGCCACCGCTCGACGCCTGTACCACCTGGATTAGATAGTTCTTCAAATTGTTTCTTAATCCAATTTCCCATTTGCTTAGCAACGTAACTTGGGACGCGTTCGATTAGATCTTGAGCAAATTTAGCCGATGATTTTACATTAACGAATTTTTTAAAAACGTCTTCCGCAAATTGAATTGGGTGTGCAAGAATCTTATCCACGCTTCCGAGGATATCCTCACCCTTTTCCAGCAGGCCGCTAAAGAATGATCCAATCCCGTCAGCATAATGTGGTGTTTGGCCTAGGATACGAGCTAATCGATAGGAACTGTCGCCATCTAAGACTGAGGTTCCTTTCGGCAATGGAACAATCATGTTCCGAGTGGCTGGAAACATCCCGATTTGACCATTTGGCAAGCGGTACATTTCCCGGTAATGGCCGGTATCGCCATCGTTAACCATTGCCAGCCCGCCTGGGTGAGTATCTTTAGTCCCATTAGCATAGCTTGGCATTGGAACCGACCACGACCCGCTAATCCCAGAGGCGCCAACCTTTTCAAGAATCCAGTTGATCCCTTTTCGTAGGCCATCAAGCATTGAGTTAAACGGTGAAATGATTCCTCGGGCTAAGTCAACAAAGCGTTTATGAATTGCGTCGCGGGCACCACTAACCACGTCCTGAATAGCGCCAAGCTTATCCTTCCACACCTTTAGCATATCGCCCAACCGACCACCGGTTATTTTATTAAGCCAGTCGTATAGATCACCAAAAATCCTCCGCTGGAAATCATGCATATCTTGAGCTGTCTTTTTGGTATCATCTCCTAAACGGTCCCATCGGCCAGAGACAAAATCTTTCCAGGTGTTGGTGCGGTCTTGGATCACCTTATAGCCAGCTTCAAAGGTTTTTTGATGTTGGCGGAACATGTTTTGAGCTGTACGTGACGTCTGTGTTGAGGTTTGATCCCACCACTTCTTAACCGATTCGCTTCCGCTCTTAGTTGCTCGACTAATATTATTCCAGCCATTGGAGAAACTTTTTTTCGTTGAATTCCAAAAGCTGGAGAGGCCCTTAGTTACACTTTTCCACGTATTTGAGAAGAATTTGCCGACGTTTTTAAGCCCTTTTTTGGTAGCAGAGGCAATTCCATTGATGAAATCCCGGAATTTCTTATTATGCTTGTAAAGTGCCGTCAAGCCGGCGATAACCGCCGTTATCCCAAGTATGATCCAACCAGCCGGGCCTAATGCCCCACTTAATGCTTTTAATGCAGTCCCCGTAAGCTTAATAGCCGTCACAAAACTTTTGATCCACCCAACAGCCTTTGTGAATATAACCAGGCCACCAACAACACCTACAAAGGCCTTGACAGCCCCTTGGTTTTTAGCGAGAGTAGCCAACATCTTAGCTAAGTTAACCGCTAATATTGCAATTGCTGATCCAATCTGTTGAATCCCACGTTGAGTATCTTTATTACTAAGTGCTTTGTTTAGTTCGTTAAGACCAGTAGCCTGTACTTTAACTAGTGGTTCGGCCAGTTTAGCTTGAGTTGTCTTCCAGTTTTCTTGGAGAACCTTAGCAGCACCACCGGAGGTTTGACTAAACGCCTTAGCGTTCTTGTCATAGTTTTTGCTTGCTTTAGCTAAGATGTCGTTAAACTGGTCGCTAGTCATCTTGCCGGACTGGACCAATTCTATAAATTGCTTTTCCGACATCCCAGCTGACTTAGCCATTGCTGACGCTAAACCAGGTGCTTGCTTAGTTAACCGGCCAAACGTACCAGACGTGACCGTCCCAGCGTTTTCAATCCGAGTAAGACCACCAGCAAAGCCTTCCGCTTGCGCTTGACTAAGCTTAAGCTGGTCGGCAAGCGAGGCAACCCCTTTGGTTAAGGTATTGGTCTTAGAAACTGACCCGGTTAAGCCATAGAGTTGAGTTTGCAGTTTGTTAACCGCCTCAGCCCCCATGTTGGTATTAGTCTTGACGTCTGACATTGTCGCCGTTAACTGCTTAATACCGTTAGCGCTAACTCCAATGTTTTGCCAACGTGCCTTAATAGCACTAGCTGTTTTAGCAACCTCAAGGCCGACCTTGATCGTGCCTTGCATTTGTGTTGTCAGTGTGGAAATACCGGCTGTCACGGCGTTAGAGATCAGGTTAGCTCCAACAACGCCTTTCCATGACAGTGCTGCCTCTTTGCTCTTACTAAACCCGCTGGTCAGCTGACTAAGACCTTGCCGAAATCGTGTAAGTCGGTTTGGATTCAAACTAGAATCGAGTTGGGTGAATTCAGCTTTGGTTTTAGCAACTGATGTTGCCGTTTCATTCAGACGGGTTTGTTGAATCTTGTAGGCTTCACTTGTTTTCCCTGAAGTTTCAGCAATCCTCTCAAGCTCTGTTTCTTGAGCCTTCTGCTGTTCTTGTAGGTTCTTGTAACTCGATCGTAACGACTTTAAACGTTCTTCCTGAGCTTTCCCAGTCTGTCCTTCAGCTTCGAGCCTAGCTATATAAGATTGAGAAGCTGATGCATTGAGTTGATATTGGCGCTGTAAGTTTGCCAACCCGCCAGCGTAGTACTCGCTGTTAGACTTCGCCCGGCTTAATTGTGCCTCATAGCTAGCCATTTGCTTGTTAGCTTGGCTAATCTGATTCTCAAGCTTGACAAATTGTTGAGCGCCTTGTTGTGTCGACTGGTCCAGTCCTTCTTGGCGTTCTCTCAACTCACTAATTCGTTGCTTTTGCAGCTCAATAGATTGAGTTAAGCCTTTAACTCGTTCAGCCGCTGCTCCTTGATAATCACCAGCCGATTTTAGGGAGGTTTCCATTGCTTTCCACGAATTCGTGTTAGCTGAAATCGCTTGGCGTAAGGCTTGCATGGAATTAGCGGCCTCAACTGTATCAATCGTGATGCGAGTTGACATTTCCTCTTGGACTTTCGCCATTTTTTAACCTCCTTTCATCATTTTTTGCATGCTAGAAAATGCGTCTTCCACAGATTGCCGACGCTCTTCTTGCGGTTTTGCATGTAAGACCGTTAATAGATCAATCATGTCTTCCTGATCGACTTTGCTGGGCATTACACCCAATTGCAATAATTCCTTTTTGAGGTAATTAATGTCCTCAATTTGATTATCCAGCTCAAAATTTGATCGATTGAGTTCTTCAATCGTGGCTAGTCTTTTGGGGCTTGCTCAAAATCCTCGTCGGTAGCACCATTCATCCGGCCATATACATAATTAACAAACGCCATCAAATCCGGGACAGACGCTTCGTCCATAACCCTTTCCACATCCTTCTTGTTTAGATGGAAAACTTCACTTAATGCCTTTTCCACCTTGCTGATAAAGGCATCTTGGGAATCGATCATTGCGTTTGATACGTTGATCAACGTTGCGGTGTCATCAGGGTTTACATCTGCAAGTTTTAGCTGGTTGAGAGCTACATTGTTGGCAAACTTTGATAAATTAGCAATCTTAACAACGTTAGAAGCACCACCCTTAATCGAGATAGTGCGCTTAATCTTTAATAAATTCAGCTTGATTTTTAACATTAATTACTCCTGTTCTATCGACCGCCAGGTTACCCTTACTGTTTATTTCGTAGGCGATTATTGTCATTATTAAGCTCCAGTACCAGTTGTTGACGTGCTCGTGCTTGCTACTGCAGCATTAGCCGTTGCGTGGGACTTAACGATATCCGTGCCAGCATATCCGCCAAACACTTCCTTGAGCATAGCGCCCGAGTCAAAGCCAGAAAGCCCTGAATTCCAGATCTTCATCGGTTGCGAGCTCCCATTCGCGTCAGCAAACACTCCATCCGGAATCGGTGCTAACGCTTGGTAAGTGAACGTTGCGTTAGCGTCCGTTTCATTGGCGTTGTTAGTCCCGTGGTTCATCGACGGTTCAATCATTTCACCGTTAGCAAAACCTAAGTAGTGATAGTTGTTATTGAAATCGTGCGATGCAACCAACATTGCCACATTAGGCTTAGTACCGTTTCGCAGTACAGCACCACCAGTCTTGTCCATGTCGTAACCAAGCAGCTTATTAGATAATTCAAGGTCCAGATCCAACATGGTTAATGCTACTTGAGGCCGAGATAAACCATGCGCAATCCGCTTAACTTGGTTGTTTGCGAATTGCTCCGTCCCTGCCGCTTCAATGTTAGTAACGTTAGCGGTCGTGGCACCTTGTCCATCCCCGTCAACTAACACGATACCGGTGCTTGAAACCCCGCTATCGCTTGCAATTAGCTTACCTTCGTCATCCGTGATCCCAAAAACCACGTAGTCGATACCAAAACTTGATGTTCCTGCTTTAGCCATCTACTTCATTCCTTTCTATTGTTAAATCTTTTGCAAAATAAAAGACCTTCGTTACCTGTCCGGTATCGGGGTCTTGAATATGATTTTTAGACTGTTCAATCGTCCAATCATCCTGTTGGAACCGATCGGCAAGTGCAATTTCGTTGTCAATCGAAGAGATGCTTGCATCTTTCTTATAGAAGATTTGAACTTCCACACCGATCGACCATTGCTTAAAGGTGCGATTAGCATAGCCCGTCGGTTCGTTAAGCCATTCGGTGATTAGACAGACGGTCTTATCTGTTAGATCGGTTTCTTCTTCTGGAAGTGATTCCAGATAAATCTTATCGATCCAGTTAAATTGGCCGTCGATTAAATCTAGTGCTTGCACTGATGGTAAATCCATTACTGGTCACCTCTCATCAGCTTGCCGTAAGCCTCACGCTGAGCTTTAAAAACCTCATCAGATGATTCACGACGAACATTATCCACGAAGTGAGTAGCCGGCATCTTAACCGTTCCGTCATTGAGAAAGCGGGCAACGTAAGCCTTTTTACCATAGCCCACCGTTGACGAACCGTTTTCTTCGCCATCAATATCGGTGTCTTGATAGGTCACGTTGTCTTGCAAGTGACCATACTTGACGTCGTTGTGCTTGGTGCGTGGAGTGGCCTCCTTGAGCTTTTCAGCAAGCACCTTCGCGCCTGCTCCGGTCATCTTCCGTTTAGTGGTGGTGTCTGGAATCACTTTCTCGTCAATATTGGACAGTCCGGTCATGATATCTTCAAAATCCACTTAATCACCCCGTTTTCGTAATCTTGGAGAGTGTGATGAGGTCGTAACGTGGATAATTATGACTCTCATCTCGTGAAATATTTACAATCCGGTAGGTTTGCGTGTCACCTTTAAACCGCACTTGCAAAGCATCGTCAACCTTTGCTTGCGAGCGAACCGCAATTACAATCGTGTTTGCCAGTTCGGTTCCAGCCAATTGATACTGTTGCGCTAGTGTCCGCTGATAGATTGCATAATGTAGCGTTTTAACCACATTAAATTCTGTTTTTGACCCTGAAATGGTCCGTGTTTGTGTAGTAAGTGGCTTGCCAAATTCTGCAATCTTATTTAATCGACTAATCGCTAGCTTCATCTTGTGCCTCCTTTGCGGATGCATACCGTCCACGCAATTGACCTAAGATGCTGTTAACCGTCATATCAATTTGATAGGTCTGGGTATCAGACATGCTTAATCGGTATTGGTAATACGTTGCCGCTAACGACTTAACCGCTAGATCGTGAAGCATGATCACCGTGCTGTCGTCCCAAAAGGCCGGCACTTCATCACCAACCGCACCGATAATAAACTGGTCGGCGGCGTCGATATACGACTGGAGTAGAGCGTCCTCATCGTCGCCATCGAGATATAGCACGGCCTTTAAATCATCAATCGTTACCGCCAATCAGATCACCAGCTTTCTAGCCTGCAGAAGGTGCGGAAGCGGCGAAGTTAGCTGGTTGATCAGCAATCTTGGTGAAGGAGCCAACCATGTAGGCGCCATCGTCAACCGTTTCAACGTCGAAGCGATCAATAACCCGGATCTTGGTTAAGTCATTTTCAAATGCACCACCACCGATGTTAGTCGAAAGCAGACTCATGTTTTCGCGGTCAAAAAGCGTAACGGCTTGCTTGAAGTCACCGAAGTAAAGCGGGTGAGAGCCGGAAACGTCTGGTAACCAGCGGTCAGCAACTACAGCTACTGGCTTACCTTCAATCAGGTATTGTTCAGGTTGAGTTACATCCCGTTGAATCAAGTAGTTACCCATTGCGTTCTTGACCTTTGCCAATACAGCGAAGCCGGATTGGTTAGTCACGAAGGACGAAGTAGCTAAGATTGCTGGGTCCAGACCAGTTAAAGTCATGTCCTTAATGTCGTCGAACTTAGCCAGCGTTGGCTTCTTGGTTGCGGTATTAAGCACAGCCAGAATCTTTTGGTTACGAGTAACGGCAACCTTGCGTGAAATCCAAGTAGATAACCAGCCTAAAATGTTTTCAGCAGTGTCCTTGAGCAACGTGTTAGTGATGGTCGTGATACCAGCGTAACGGTGGATCGTGTACTTGATAAGCGTAAGTTGTGGATCGTCGTTGTTCCCGATCGCGGCGGTTTCGTCGTCCAGATCAGCTAATGGAGTGATGTCCACCAACTTCTCGTATACCCGCGAACCAGTGGAGGTACCGACGCCTTCCACGTTAACCAGGTTTTGCAAAGTGGCGTACTGACGAACCAACGTATGGATAGCCGTTTGAATGTCTTGTGGAATAGTCAGCCCGGCGTTCCCCGATGCATCAGTAGTAATTGAGGTTACGGCGTTGTATTGCCCACGAACTAGAGCCTTAAAGTCAGAGACGAACTTGTCCTTCATGTTCTCTTCCTTCGGAGTGAGCGGCTTCTTGTCGCTTTCCTTCATGTTGAGGACTTCCATTGCCCGTGCTTCTTCCAGTTGGTCCTTTAAGGCATCCCGACGTTCCTTTTCAGTATCACGTTGGGCCTTTAAAGCCTTGTAATCGTCCATATCCACGTTGTCGTCATTCAGCGCAACGTTCATACGATCATTTAGATCCGCTCACCTTTTGGCCTGATTCAATCCAGGCATCGTTTAATTCATTAATCTTCATTAGATGTCTCCTTTCCAAATAAAAAAGCCAACTTCTGTTCACGCAAAGTCGGCTTGCTTTCTGCCTTTGTTTCCACTGGCTTAGGCTTATCCACACTGGACTTAGCCATCATCGTCAAAAACTTATTAATCGCCTTACGGCTAGGGATGCTATGCGTAGCGTTAACCAACTGTGGTTGCTTCTCATCCACAAACATTATTTTGTCAGCGAATCCCTTATCAACGGCTTCTTGAGCGTCCATCCAGGTTTCTTGTTGCATCATCGATAGTATCGAATCGCGATCAAGGCCAGTCTTTGCTTCATACGCATTGACAACCGCCTGATCGGCCGAATCAAGTGAATCAGCACTCGTTCGCATATCGTCAGCATTGCCTTGTGTGTTAGACCACACTTGGTGAATCATCATTTGCGCAGTCGGTGAAATATTAATTTCATCACCAGCCATTGCGATGATGCTTGCTGAGCTTGCCGCTAATCCCTGAATGTTAACCGTGACATTGCGTGGATCGTTTTTAAGCATCGTGTAGATTTCAGATGCCGCAAAGAGATCACCGCCATTAGATGCGATGTTAACCTCAATCTCATCGTCTCCGTCATCCAGCTGTTGGCTAACCTCCGATGGTGAGACTGCGTCCATCCCAAAATACTCATAAAATTGAGCTGTTGAGTTATCAACAATATCGCCTTTAATGTTAACTACTCCCACTATTGATCACCTCCTTTCGGGTCTAATTCCGGCGGATCATTCGCCGGAGTACTCTCGGGCATATCTTCTGGGAAATAACCTGAATTGGTCAGCAACCACACAGCTTGGCTGCCATCGATAGCCCCATTCTTAGTGAGAGATGAGATCGTGTTAGCATAACCATCACCTGCTGGGTCGACAACTGGCCTGAGGTCAAGCGTGATATTACCGGCTAATTTATTAGTTAACTCGCTTGTGATTGCATTACTGTAACGGGTAAGCGCTTTGATATAGTCGTTTCCAATCATGTCTAGCGATGACTGCTGGTCACCCTTCCCGTTGATGATCGAATCTGACACGCCATAAACCTTAGCGATTTGCGCACCAGTCCATGTTGCCTGATTAAGCAATTGAGCAACGTTGCCCTGCACTTCAAGAGGTGTGTAGGTTTCCAAGTCATCAAGCACGATCGGCCCGGAGTTGCTGTCGTTCATCTGCTTCATAAATTGTGAGCTTCTAGCGGCCTTCTGCTTGCCGTCTAACAGTCCACCTTTAGTAATCGATAAAATACCTGGTGCCATGATGGAACGGGCTAACGCGGTCATCGTGAGCTTATTAGAGGCATCATGGATTGACAGCTCGCTAGCTAATGCGGTTAGCGGGCTGATTCCCGTCTTGCCACCATTCCGGCTCATCAAACGCAAGTGAATCATATCTGACTGTGGGATTGCCTCAATTACCCCAATTTCCGGTTCATCAAAGGTTGCGTTGTAAATCAGACCAGAACCATCTTCCAGAAGAAAAGGCGTTACTTGAGACGGCCTGAGATACTCCCATGACGAATCGATCCCATTCCGATTTCGCCATCGGTAGGCAAAGGCTTCGCCACTCAACAGTAATTGAGCAAACATTGACTGCCAAAAAGCGTGTGCGTTAGCAGTTACAGTGGGATTATCAAGCATGTTCTGAGTGCGTGAACTGTCAGCCACTAGCCGGCCGTTAGCAAGGTCAGAGGATAGCTGAAAGATCACGGAGTAAATATCACTGTTATGGAGTGCCGTTCTGGCGTCCACATACTTAGCGTTGCCCGGATTAAGAAAATCGATAATGCTATCGTCATCAGCAATCGTAAGACCAGTTTGTGACTTACCACCTGAATTAAAAATTGGCATTACTTAATCACCTCCCTTCCTGCCTTGAAATCAGCTCAGAGAGAAGGCCCAAAATGATTAGGGACACGCCAATGCTAAAAATTCCTGCAATGTAATTGAGTAGAAAGAAGCCATACACAAATGTTCCAATTGCAATAACAAAAAGGATTACATCAATCCATTTCCACAGTAATTTGCCAATCATTTAGCCACCTCCTAACTGTTCATCAAACCACTGTTTGACCTGCTCTTGTGTCATCAAATCAACTTGCTTACTCTTGTCGTTGACAATCCCAAAATCCTCAAAGTGGTACATCCCTTGATAGAATGCATCGATGATCGCGTCAACCACGTCAATCTTGAGAGTAGCCTTTGCTTTGTCAACCTGGATCCCAATCTTATCTTCCACAATTTCAGCGTTAAGTAGTGCCTTTTCCATGATCGGATCATCGTCACGCGTGATCGTGGATTCAATCAGTCCGGTTTGAAGGAATTTGGTCGGGTCTTTGAGCTCACTCGTCCGCTGTCTGATCGGATTTAACGGCCACTCAGTGTTAATCTCCATCTGTTTGATGGCCACCGTTGCACCCCAAGCGTCGTAACCAAAGAAGATGACCTTCAAATCGTTGTCATGCACGAAGTCAAGAATCCATTGGTAAACCTGGTCGTCGTTGATTAGGCCTTGCGGGTGACTGGTGATCGTGCAGTAGCCTTTCTTAGCTAAGCTTCGATAATCAATTCCGTCCTGCTTTCCCTTCGCTTCAATCGATCCGGCTTTGTTAAACGGGATGAAGGAATGCTGTTTGACGTGCCATTTAGGCGCGCCATCAGCGTCTTGGTAAGGAAATACGAAAGCAACGCCGGTATTGTCGCTAAACATGGAGTAGTCAAAGCCGATATAAACCTGACGACCGTAATAATTAAAATCGTCCTTAACGGCTCGTTCGACGTCGTCCAGCTTGAGGTATGAGTTCGTCGCTTCTTGCAACCACAGATTCAGATTCTTGTTCTGGAAGTCATCGATCGTCCCACCAAGTAAGTCCGCATCCCGCTTGTCCTTTAACCCAGCCATCAAGACTTCCTTTTGCCCGTCAAGATAGAGGAGAGGGTTTGACTTGAACCAGGTTTCTGGCTTGTAGGTTTCGTCCAAACTGTCCTGCGCCCAGATCAGGCCTAACGTCTGGTCAGCTTTACGGTCATAGTCTTTCTCCATTGCCTCTTGAACAATCTTCTGTTCGCCGTGGAATGGCACCGATGGATCAGGATAGGAAGTGGAAATCTGAATATATTGATGGTTTGGCACCTTCACTTGGCCAGAAACAATCTTCTTAGATCCTTCTGACGTGTGAATGTTGCCGCTTTCATCAAATATTGCTGTTGTAAAGTGATATGAGTCATATTTGCCAGAATTGAAAGATAACGGGCGCAAGTTGTTGTTGAGCTTACGCATCGTGATTAAGTTGTGGAGCAAAGCCAAATCGCTTTTCTCACCCAAAATCTTAAAGACATTCTGGTTTTCCGTAATCTTGGCCAACATGTTCTTAATGTAGCCAAACAGTTTGGTCGTTTGGTCATAGTTTTCGGCCGTTACTAGGAAGTCCTGGTTAGATAGACCTAGTGACTCAATCATGAACGAGTAGCACATGTAAATGGCCATCAAGTAGGTTTTGCCTTGACCACGAGCCACCGACAAGATCACTCGGGTGAACCGCTTGTGGCCCAAATTGTCGCGCCAACCAAAAAGCTGACAGAAGATGAACTCCTGCCAGCTCATTAACTTAGTTGGTTCACCGGTATCCACGTTTGGAGCGATAGAGGCGAACTTTAAGATTTTATCTGCTTCCTTCGTGTCGTAGTGAAAGGGGAAACTTTTCGTTCTCTGCCGTTGCAAATCACGAAGATGGCGGAAAGCGGCTAGCTTGATCAAATAACCGCTAATTACGCGCTCATCAAGCACGTCAAAGGCGTATTTAGTACCGGGATCGGTATACTGCTTACGAATCTCACTAAAGTCGATAGCGTGATAAGCACCCAAAACATCATGTGTCTGAGTTAAGTCAATTTCTCGCACGGTGATCACCCCCTTTCAATGGTTGATTCGTGAACGTTACTAGATCAAGCCGCTATTTTTGAGTGCGTCAGTCATTGATTCCTCTTTTTCAGGTGCGGCGATTGACATTAACTGCGCACGTCCTTTTGGTGACAAACCTAACTGCACACCAATCGACGTTAGCTGGTTGGTAGCGTCTTTCATGGTGGCGACGGCTGGATTTTTCTTAAAACCCACGAAGTCAGTACCGATCTTGTCACCCATTTGATTCTGGACGGTCTTATAAATTGGTGTTTGCACACCATGATCTCGCACATCAGCATAAGCTTGACGGTAAATATCGTATTGGGCACAATACATTTCAACTAGCGAGGTATCGATCCGTTCAACTCTACCCGTGTCAATCAAAAACGGAACGATCTTTCGCCAAGTTTCTCCAGCCAATTTGCTCAAATGCGCCGGTGGTTTGGCACCAAGTTGCCCATCATTTTGTTGGTAAAACGTCCTTTGGGCCATTTTTGGCACCTCCTTTCCGGCTTTTGGAGCCCCCTCGGTAAAATTTTGAAAAATCACGTTTTTGTTTAAAACGATGGCAATGTGTGCGCTCTCCCGTTTTAGGAAGGTGGGGCGGGGGTGTTTCAATTTTTTCGCGCCGTAAAGCCCGTCACATCAACGTTTTCAATGCTGTTTTAAAACGGAACAATCTTTTGATTCCTTTTTTGACAGTGCAGATATAATTTCTATAGGAGCTACAGTCGCATCAAGAACTACAACATCATGTATTTTGTCACTCTGTTTCTTAAATGACTCAGCTATTGCGTTTCTGACTTCCCCCTTTAGTACAGAGTTAATGCTAAGCACCCATAAGTCTATAGATTCAATGTAGTAAGACTTCATGTCATACGCCTCCATTCATCATCAATACAATCATGTTAGTGTCTGTGATAGGTTCTACATCTTTCAACGTGTTGCCATTGCCTGTGCCATAATACTTTTGTTCCCACTGTGTCTTGGCATAGTGACATGATCGGCAGATAGTCGCTAGGTTGCTCACGTCCGCCATACCTTGCTGGTCGTACTCGATCGGCACGATGTGATCTGCCACGTTGCTGTTCGGTCGTCCACAGTACTGACAGACATAGTGGTCACGGTCCAATACTAATTGACGCAATGACTGCCATTGCTTACCACGATAGAACTGATACTGCTCTTGCTTGTCATACGTGCGATACCTAGTGACTGTATTGTACTTGTGCGTCGTGGTTCGATCGCCTGACCGTGTCCACTTCTGCCTGGATGCTAGATACTCTGCTTCGTGTGCATAGTGTTTAGTGCAGTAATGATCCGGTAGTTTGACCATCACATGACAGCCTGGTTGTCGGCATCGTCTTACTCTTGGCATTGTGTCTAGCCTCCTTGCTTAATTATTTATGTATACAAAAAGCCCAGTGATTAACTGGGCTCACTGAGCTGTATAACAATACATGCCGTTTTTATTGACTTTCAATTAAGGCCAATTTATTCTATAGGTGTTCAAGGGTTATCCAGTTAATAACCTTTAGGTCGCTGGCGAAAAACAGTGCCCCTTTTTACTCGAACAATTACGTTTCACGATTATTTTTATCAGGAGGCTACAAAATGAGTTTAGAAGACAAAACTAAGAACGCCAAAGATAAAGTTAGCGGCAAGGCCAAGGAAGTTGAAGGTAAAGCAACCGGTGACAAAATCCGTGAATCCCAGGGCAAGGCTGAAGGCTTAGTTGGCAAGGCTAAGGATAAGTTAGCTGATGCCAAAGATAAGGCTAAAGATGCTGTTGACAATCTGAAAGATAAATTTGACAAGTAACATTCTTTGAAGGCGTGATCGCCTTCTTTTTTTATCCAAACTAAAAAGCCAGCCGCTAAGCTGACTTAAAAATATTTAACTTGAACAAAAGCGATAAAAATACCTAAGACTAAAAATATCAGTAATGCTTTTACATAATCATTCACATATATCAACCCATTTCATTCAAAACTATATATATTAGCTTCAATATTAGCCCTCTCATATTTAATAGCTGGTCAAAGAAATTACGCATATCTTCATCATTAAAGTTTTCATTTACTTGTTTTCGTCCCAGCAATCCTTCCTGTATCTTAGTATGAGCTAGATAGTTCATACTCTTTTCAATTTTCTTTCCGTAATAATTTAAATGATTTAAGCTTTCTTCAAATGTAACTACTTCACTAGGCCTTACTGCACTTACCAAAGACTCAGTAGTTCCAATACTAGGCATTATTAAATGTAATTGGTTTATCAATTCTCCAGCAGAGGCCATGATTGATCCACTTGAGCCGTTACTGTTGAAATACCTACGAATACACTCTGAGACAACATTCGTATCACTTAATGCTTTCTCGTATAGTTGCTCTCTATTTTCAAGTTCTCGAAGACAAAATTGTAGTTTATATGCTTTGTTTTGAACCTCAGCATTATAATCCTTCGCTATTTTAAGTTGCTCACGAGCTTCTTTCTTATCTTTTTCAGAACGCTTTGCAGCTGTCCTTACTGCCAAATACCAGGCAACTATTGAAGGCGCTATCGTTTTGAATAGTTCCCAAAAAAGTTTTAACCAATTTATATCTTTCATATACATCACCGATAACATAATACAAAAAGCCCAGTCATTTGACTAGGCTTGGGTTATGTATATCGTAGTTTATTGTCATCGCGGACAATCTGGCGGGCTGGAATCGAACCAGCGCTCCCATTGTAAATTTTGAACGCACTCATTAGTTGAAACCGGGAGCTGACCACACGCCAGATATGGATAGCGGATCGGTAAGGGAGGTTTATCACCTCCATTTTTTTAATGCTATCCATATGAGCTAAGTGGCGGAGTCGAACCGCCATCATGCGCTGTAACCTGTTCAAAAATCAGTGCCCACCCGGTGGACGTTAGCTCTATCCGCAACCAGAGGAATTGAACCTCTCCGGTGCCACCAGGCGTTGCGGCGTACGTAATTATCATTCAAGAAGAAAGGAAGTCACACATCACTGGGAAGAAACGTGTAAGTCGATGGGCAAGCCAGCATCTATCCAACTTGTCCACAATACACATTATGGCACAAAGCGACTCCGCCGGCGTTCCTACTTCATTCCTGTTTCATTCCTATTTCGTTCCCTTTTTGATTAAGAGTTGCGGAATGAGATCTTGAACATCATCTTCCACCACAATGTAATCCATAGCATCAGCAAACTCATAGCAGGCTCGCTGATCAGCTTTTTGGTAGCGGTCGTTCCCCGTGAGTTTGAGCTCCAGCTGAATCGCCCACACTTTTTTACCTTCGATATAGCGGTCGATGAGTAGCAGCCTGGATTGAATGGAGCAAGCTTGTAACCCTCGTTTGATAGAATTCATTGCTCGCATGTATGGATTGCCCGAGATCATTTTGTCTTCAGTATGGTTACCACCTGATCCATGTATCCCAGTCACATCTTCTGAATGACCGCCTAAGCTATACATTGCTTCATAGCGACGCTTAATCCGCCAGTAGTTGCGAGGATGATCTGGATCATCCTTGCAAAAAAAATCCCGCACTGCTTGGACACTTGCTTCTCTATCATATGGTTCTAAAAGATCCAAAATCATCCCTCCACTTATGACCACCCGCCCACACGGCTTGAGAAGTCTAGCTTAGTTTCAACCCTGCGTTTTGCATTGCTGATCTGTTTAAGTGCATTTCCATAGCGTTCTTTTTTGTTATCAGCTCCTAAGATCACAGATAGGTCACCATCATGGATGATCCCAGCCGCTCTTAACTCTCGTAACTTCCACTCTTCATCGAGATATTGCTTAGCTTTCAACAGGTCTTCGGTCGGATCTGCTGTCTTTTTCCCAGCCCGCATAAGATACTTTTGGATATTCATCTCACAAAAGATGATCCCCAATTGTGCTGGATACTGGTCATTTTCAAACTTGGCAAATAAGTCCTTGCCTCTTCGATCTCGGTAGTAATGCCCATCAATTGTCATAGTCTTCTCCTATCGCTTGGCTCGTCCGCTCTTAATGTTAGTTACCTTCCTCATCAATCGCTCCTCCATCTTTGTATAGAATGTATTTGATTTGGTAATCTTTTAATCCAGTAATTACTTCCAATTCTGCCGTTGGAATCAAGTACTCACGGTTTAAAAACAACAGAAAGTTTTTTTGTCCTTCTTTAGACAGTGATCGATACTTCTTGCGGAAATCGGCTCGGATGTCATTCCACTTCATCCCTTTGTCTCTCAAGTCCGCCTCTGCTCGTACGCACGTCGATTCTGAATGGCTCTGATACGAGCTTTTGATCGCTGAACGCGTTCACTCCGTTCGACCGCCTTTTGAAGCACCAGGAACTCAAACTTGACGTTAGGCTTACCGTTATCCTTGATCCAATCCACCGTCGATGGTGGTAACTCACGACCATTACGTTGATACTCGTCCCAATCAATCGCCGCTAGTAGGTGACTTGTCAATAGATTCGCCATTACTATCCTCCTTTCGGTATGTGATACCCACGTAGTTACCTAACCCGGCTTGTCTAGCGTGTAAATAGGTTTCAACCCGTAGGATTTCATGCGTGTCCAGAAAATCATTTAGGTCACTCTTCACGTAGCCTGGTTTAAATAACTTTATCTTAATCAAGTCCCGGCACCTCCTACTGTGCCTTGTCGTCCATGATGGCTTGCTTTTGCCATTCGTCCCATTCTGCTTTGGCGTCTGCCTCTGAGTATGGTTCGACGTCTTCGCACTTTTCGTCCATTAGATCACCTTCGATTTCACTGCTTAAATCCATACCCTACCAAGCCTTCATCCACAATCTTGATGGCGTCCTCTGGTGATCGGCAAATGCCATGAATGACGTTGTGACTTTGCAGAAAGTTGTGGAAACGTATCTGGTCCTTACGCGGACGTCCACGCTCGTTTTTGACTTCGATGTAAAAAATTTGATTGTCCGACCACCGAAAGCCGTATAGGTCAGGGTGGCCACTAGGTACACCGGTTTTAAAGAACCGACCGTCTGGCAGCCGTACCGAACCCACATTGACACGAAAGACTGTGCACTGACTGTGCGACAGCGCTAGGCGAATTTTATCTTGAATTAAATGTTCGCTGGTCATAGTTTCCTTTCTGGACACTGTGTGACACTTCCTGGACAACAAAAATCGTCTATGCGTCCCACGCCAAATCCCTTGCCGCTCTAGCAGGTAAACGTGTTTACGGGACAATGGGACGCTACTTTGGCCCCAAAAAATAAACTCTCTTCTATATAGCTATATATATATATATATATACTAAATACTAATATTTATATAAATATTAGTGTCCTAGTGTCCCATGAACCGCTGAATCCCTTGCGGCTCTATGTTTTAGCCGTGGGACACATCAATAAAAATAGTGTCCCATTGTGTCTTGCGGTGTCCCATCACTTAGAATATCCACGCATTCTTCGACCATCTGGCAGATATCCGCGACCTTTTCGCCAGCCGAAGCGGTTGATCATGACGTTGGCAATTTGATTAGCCAGCTTGCGGTTGGTGGTCAAATCACTAACGCCCATCTGCAGTGCGATTTCTGATGCTGTAACGAACGTTCTATCCTTGAACGCGCTATCAAGCATCATTTCAATCTGATCTTCAACTTCATCGGTGTACATGAAGTTTTCACGCTGCTTATTAAGAACTGATTCTGCTTCTTCAGATAGATAAAACGACTGGTTTTTGTGGTATTCACTAGCCACCTGACCCCAGAGCTGTTGCACGTACTCTGTCGTCAGGTCGGTAACTGGATGAAACTTTTGCGCTGCCTTTGACACGTGGATCGGCAGGAAACGCCGTTCACCGGTCTTGTCTTTAAGGTAGTAAAGTTCATTGGTGGTTCGTGCCATGACGAAATTCTTCTGGAACCGTTCGGCGGTGTGCCCGTATGGTTTCCGGTATTCGAACATCTGCAGTGTGACGAACTTTTTAAGCTCTTCGAAACTGCTGTTGCTGGTGGCAGTCAGCTCATCATCGTTGACGATCAGCGAACGGCGCATGACCGCGAAATCGTCCTTATCCGTGAACGACAAGAATTGATCCGTGTAGTAGCCCAATGGGGCAATTTTCTGTAAGAACGTGGTCTTACCAGCGCCTTGGCCACCAACTAGATCAAGAACGAAATCGAACTTGACCAGCGGGTTGTAAGCTTTAGCAACGGCACCGCGAAACCAGATGTCGGCAATCAGATCGGTTGCTGGCGTCTGCTCGACACCCAGATAGTCGCTGAAAACGTGATGCAGTCGGTCATCCCCGTCCCATTCTTTTTCGGCACTGTCAAAATACTCTTTGACCGGGTTAAAGGCATGCTTGGACGCAATTACGCTGATTGCACTGCGAATCCGGTCGCTATTGAAGAGAACGTGGTCATAATCGACTGCTCGTTCGATATATGATGCAATCTCATCTACATAGCGGTCTAACAGTTGCCCCTTTGCGATATGCAGATTAGGGTTATCTTTGACGACTTCAATTTCACCGGTAAATTCATTGAATTTAAACATATCCTTAAGTTCAGGATCATTGTCCAAAATCAGCTCGATGTTCATCAAACTGTTAGCTTTGATGTTACCTTCCTTGTTTCGACTAAAAGGCAATGCCATTAGTGAGCCAGGCTTAGGCTGTTCCTGCATCTTTTTAAGCCGTTCAGCGGTTTTTTCATCAAAATTAATGACATCATTCACTGATTATCACCTCTTCTCCTAATTTCTTTGTTGATCATTGAGTTAACGGTTTTAACAACCTCATTGTCCGATAGACTGTGTTCTGTGTTTTTGTTGGCAATTCTTGCCAACTCCAGAACGATTTTTGGTTCAACGTTGCGAAACAGCAGGGCACCAGCAAACGATGCCAAAGCGTTGTTACGTCCGCCAGTCTCGCCAAACCCAGTCACAATCTGCTCAAACAGTTTTGAAGTCTGAGTTTTGCCTGACGGCTCATAGTTTGCCAGGTTGATGTCTGACTTAATTGGCTGAGCTTTTTCTTCAATCAGCTTGATCAAGCCTTCGTCTGGGCTGATCATTGGCTTTCGGTTGAGCCATTGATAGCGCACACCATCAATCTCGGTTGGCGCAACCACGACGTAGTTGTTTTTATGTGCCTTGATGTCAACGCCTGGCAAAAAGCCGATGTTTTGCGTGATCCGCTCTTTTGGCTTGGCAAAGAAAAACTGATAGCCGCCATGTGCCGTACGTTGACATAACGTGTCAAACCATTCGTTGTGGTCAAGTCCTTTAATGGACTCCGTGCCGTCATCTCCGCCTACGTGGCGATCAACGTCAACCACGAAAAACTTGTCGGTTTTTAATGCGATCCCGGCATAGGGATGAGTCAACCAAAAACTTTTAATTTCGCTAGTGGTCAGCGGCTTACGGTCGGCAAACTTGATCAATGGTTGCTTGTTGACCACTGGAATCACGTTGAACCCCTTACTGGCATACTGGACAGCGAAGTTGACTAGGTTGATCATGATACACACTCCTTAACGGGCATCCCACCCGTGCGATGTTGTACGTTCACTGACGCTTACTTAAGATTAGTCAAATGGCAGATCGTCAGGCTTGACGTTCGGGTTCCATTGATAGCCCTGCGGCGATTGTGGCATCTGTGGCTGTTGTTGCATTGGTTGAGTTGGTTGTGGCATCGTACCCGTTGGCATTGCCACGTTGGATTGATCTGGCGTTGGCATCTGCATGGTCTGCTTGGCAGGGCCGAAGTCGTAGTTACGGTATGGACGGCTTGGATCCTTCTTGTTTGGCGTTTCAGAGATGACCATCGTTAGTGGCTTGCCCTTGTATGGATACATAGCTTGAGAGATTTTTTCGTAGCAGTCGGTTTCGTTGCCGGCAAACATGTCCGGCGTAATCGTCATGCCGACCTGGGCAGCGAGCTTGGCGATTAGCTTGATGTTCTTGGATACCACGAAATCTGGCATATCGGTGCCGTCCTTCTTCTTAGTAGCAAGTGATGCCCGGACAAATTCCTTACGGCCAACGTACTTGCCGTCAATGACCGTCAGTACGAATAGCAGACAGTCGTATCCAGAGTCATAGACACGGTGTTCTGCTTGTTCCAGGATCGTGTTATACGTTCCGGCTGGCAGTTCTGCCTGGCCGTTAATGTTGTCCTTCTTTGCGTTAAAACTGCTTAAAGTTGATGCTGCCAATTTACTTAAATCCATGATTTATACCTCTTTCTTATTTTTCGTTGACTGGAAACATGTTTTGGCACGATTCGAGTAGCTGTCGAACTCGCTTATTGGTGATATTTTCTGGCTTATAAGCGGCCCGCCGGTCGGTCACTTCGCGCGTGTACGTTTCAGTGCCGAACTTCTGTGTGTGGATGACTAGGTCGCAATTGCCGTTGACGATGTTGTAGTATTTAGTCTTAAGTGACGGCTTAAGCTGTGTGTTTCCAGTGTTTTCATCCGTTACCGAGATTTCTCGGCTGACGTAGATGACGTCCATCGGCAACGCCTTCAGATTGATTACAAAGCGTTGTAAGATCGTGTTAAACAGCGCGTATCCCTTGCCGTACGGGATATCGCTTAACGCCTGTACGCCGTGACTGATACAGATAGCGTCCTCAATCATCACACAGATGTCGTCAATGACGTCCACGATCACGGTCTGGAATGTGGTCTGCCCTGCCTGGAGTTGTGTTACGACCGAATCAAGCATCTCAATTGCTGATACTTCGAGCCGGCCGTCCGTCCCACGCACGTTGCGAATCTGGACGGCTGGCGTTGTGCCCTGATCCGCATTGCCATCCGTGTTAAGTGATAATGGGTGCGGAAAAAAACTTGAGAAGTACGACTTGCCGGACATCGTCGCGCCCCAGATGAAAAAGTTTCGTGGTTCGGGGTGCGGTTCCACTGGCGTGTCCGCCGGTAAAGTTAAATCTATTGCCATTGTTTACTCCTTTCGTTAAGCCCAACCGCGATTTTTGGCTTGGTACCACGCCCAGCCAGGCTTAAATCCATGCAACTTGCCGTAGGCTTTTAATTCTTCTGGGCTGGACAACTGGCTAACAGTTTTGTCAGCCACATTTTGTATCAATTGATCACCGATAATCTGCTTAGCCATCGCCACGCGGTGGTCTGCTTCATATCGAGCGTTTTCAGTTTCCTGATCGATTTCGACCAGGTCGGTTTTAACTACCTCAACGGGTTTGCGATCCTTTGTGATCTTGAATCCACACTCAGGACAGCATCCGTTGATGAGATCCTTTAACTCCCAAACCATCATGCATTGGTTGCATTGGACAGTAGGTGGCGTAGGGTCAGCTTTCTTGCGCTTTTTACTCGTAACGATCGCTTGTTCCCAGTCACGATCAGCACTTGGCGTACCGAATCGTTTCCAGTTTTCCACGTGGTCAATGATAACGGCCCTTTTGCCTGCTCGCGGGTTCAAACACCGCATGGCAAACTGCAGATATAGTGCCAGCGACTGTGTTGGCCGGACCATGATCACACAATCAACGTTTGGCAGATCAACGCCTTCGGTGAAAAGGTTTACATTAACCATAACTTTGATTTTTTGGTCGCGGAACTGCTGGACAAGCTCATTTCGTCTTTCCTCTGGTGTTTCGCCATCAACCTCGACGGCACTGATGCCCGCTTCGTTAAAGCGATCAGCCAGCATCTTGGCACTGGCAACCGAGTAACTGTAGCAGACTGCCTGCATGCCTTTAGCATGTTCGCTGTACTGTTCAATGACATCCCCGTATACCGCCTTGTCAATAGCTTCATCCATCGACTCGTTGGTGTAGTCACCAGTGGACGACTTTTTCAGCTTGGCAGTGTCAATGTTTGGCATTGAGAAGTAACGGAACGGGGCCAAATACCCTTGTTCGGTAAGCCATTTGATTGACTTGCCAGGGATGATCGCATCAGTGATCTTATCCAGTTGATCATGGCCAGTTCGGACCGGCGTTGCGGTAAACAGCAGTACGTATGCGTTCGGAAATGCTTTAAGAATCCGCTGATAAGATTTAGCAATAGCATGATGAGCCTCATCGATAAAAATGAGTTGCGGTGTAGGAAGCGTTTTGACTCGTCTGGTTAGTGTCTGGACCATTCCCATCTTTGCCAGGCCCATGTCAACGCCATCGGCTTTAAAAGTTTCAATTGCTTGATCTAGGACCTCTTTGCGGTGGATTAGGAACATAACCCGGTTGCCCTTGCCCGTTGCCCGCCTGGCAATTTCGGCCATGATGACCGTCTTACCCGTGCGCGGTGGCTGTTGAACGATAATTCGTTTGTGGCCTTGACGCATACTTTCTAAGATTTTTGCGATCGTTTCAGATTGATACGGCCGCAGTTTAAATGTCATTTGATCACCACGTTCCTGTTCGGCTCAAGGTGTGCGCCAGGGACGTCTTTGCCATCTTTAAGAGCTGCGTATACGTCTTGCTTCATCACGTCGTACATTCCCTCATATTTGGCGTAGTTACGATACTTAGCTGGAATCTTGTCCTCATCATCAATCACTGTGGAAGCTTTAAAATTCCGAACGTTCAGCAAGTGATTTTCGGTTTCAACCTTTTTAAGTTTTGCGTTGTCTAGCTCACCTGTCAGATATTGCTTTAACCACTTTGCCCGTTGCTCGTCAGCCCGTGATGATTCCGACCAAGCCTTAGCTTTATCTTTCTTTCGTTCGGCGCTAGACTGGAGTTCATCGATCAAACTGGCGATATTGTCCGCCTTAATCTTGATTTCATCCTTAATTGCATCTAGCGTGTCCACAACAGCTTGTGGGTCTAAATCGTCACGATCTAGTAGTTCACGGTAAGCGTCGCTCAATTCATACAGTTTCATTTGCTTTCCCTCTTTTAGAATTTTCCTGTTGCTTCGTGCTTGAGATCCTTTGCTTTAAGGACCAGTCGCTCTGCTTGGTCGACTAGCGCTTGGTAATCGATTGTCGCTTCACCTTTTGACAGTGGCGGGTGGACTACTAGCCGATTAGTATCAGCTAGTAGGTTTTCAGTTGATCGGATCAGCAAGTATGAAGCCGATCCCACTTTTAATTCGTTTTTCATGGTATAATGACCTCGTAATTAGATTTCTTTTGGCCTAGCGGTTTCGCTGGGCCTTTTTCGTATCGCCGAAACTTGCTAAGATCAGTGGAATAATTGCGATTACCGATAAAAGCAAGTGGTTAGTTAAGATCAGTGCAAACGCCAGGATAGCCAAGGCGATCCACGCTAGTGCTTGGTTAGCCATTGTTAGTCCTCCTTCTTGTAGCTCTCGTGTCGTAACTTCATTTCCAGCTTGCGCACTCGCTCTGAGAGCAACACTCGATCAACGATCAGGGACACCAGAAACAGGGCCACCAGAGATACGGCGAGGATCACATTTAACACTGCCATTTCATCACCTCCTTTCACGGCAATTTAGCCGTCCAATCGATTTGTTCGTGGTGCTCGTGCATCCACTTTCTGGCATACGGTAGGTAAATCTTCGTTACGCTACCTTGCCCGTGGACGCCTTTCACCCACGCTCCCCGTTGGCCATTTTCAATTTGGACTTCTGGGAAAGTGTCAAATACATACAAGCGGATCCACGCTGGCGACTTGCCTGCGAACAGGTCATCCCTGATTTCCGCCAGCTTGGCCCAATCCTGTTGCGGTGGCTCCTGTTTGATCAACGGGGCCACCAGGTTAGCCAATTCTTTCAGACTGTCGGGGCTGAAATTAATTTCCATTGCAGAACCTCCTTTCTGATACAATTAAGTCATCCCCTAATGAAAGGAGGTGACTACTATGTGCAAAATAAATGAAGAGTTCCTAAAGTATTCTCGTGAACTTACTAAGATTAACGGTGCTAGTGTGTCTGCCACTATTAAGATCGCTCATCCTAGTGATTGCACGAACTACGTCATTAGTGAGACTCCTGAACGCATTGAAAAACTTGCTCTTTATAAGAGCGGTTTGGCTATCTACTTTAACCAAACCTCAAGTAGATTAGTTTTAAAATCTAATTGCCCCTTCATTGATAAGGAAGACGGTAATATATGGATTATGAATGAATAGTTACTTTAATCTCAGATATTGAAACGCTAACTTCCGTTTTACCTACTTTTGTAACGATACTGTTTCGGTCAGCAGCGTTTTTTTCTGTTTCTTTATCCATGCTTTTTCCTCCTAACCTTCTAATAGGTTCATCTGTTCCAGGATTGGATAAATTCCATCCTTAGCGAGTAAGTCATAGATGAACTTTTTACCGCGTTGAGTCCAAGGAACGAAAATGATAAGGACTAATAGGTTCTTCCATAATTTCTTTGATAGCTAAATCGTTAGTCATCTTTTTGTACAATGCATTCACGTCCAACTGTTGGTTATCCTGCCCGATAGCCAGCAGTTTTTTAATTTCTTCTGGTGTTCCTTTAATTTTGATTTGCACTGTTGATCTCTCCTTTCTGCTAAAATTGACTCATCTCCCGATGAAAGGAGGTGAATAAATTGCAACAACAACTAATTAATGCACTCAAGCAGGCTGCAAACGGTCAGTACCCTACTACTATCCGTCACTTGCAACCATTACTTGAGCAGTTAGGCTGGACACCTAAACTACTTACTGAGGCTGTTAAAGAGTTAGAAGCCGAAGGCCGTTTAACTGGTGTATATGCAAATAACAAAGTTAAACAGATTCGTCTTCCAGAAGATTTTGATTAAAATCTGTTCTCTTTAATGACGTCTGGCATGGGCTCCTTAAAGGGGCCTTTTTCTATTACTACCCAATCAGCAGCAACCAGATCACGATATTGTGGATTCCACATACCGCTAATTCGTTGGCCATCAGCAAACATCGAAATTCCTGAGTGTCTGTCAGTAACCAGATAAAAGTTGTCGTTAGTTAAATCAGAACGCTGGGCGATTTTGCCACCCTCACCAGCTAACTTGCATGCTTCATAGATATTCATTTAAGTTGCCTCCTATTTTTCGCTAAAAGCGTTATCGTCGCCAAAAAAAATATAATCCAATGGAATGTGGTAGAAACCAGCAATCTCCTTCATCTGTCGGAATGAAAGAACACTCGAATCGTTTTCCCACTTACGAAGGGTCGGTTCGGTAACGCCTAGTCTCCTCGAAGCCTCAGACTGAGATAATCCCGCACGCACCCGAAGATCTTTGATGGTGTGCTTTACTTCGGTTGGAATAAGGTCTGTCATATTGTCACCTCCTTTGCTGTGATTCTATAATATCACGCTTTTTGCGAAAAACAAACGTTTTTTTGTAAAAAGCGTTTGTTTTTCGCTTTAAGTGTTATAATAGGCATATCAAAAAAGAGGTGTAATTATGGAAGATATCGTTAAAATCTTTGCTGCTAATCTTAACAGCCTCATGGAGGATCGGGGTGAAAATTTAACCCAGCTTTCCGAACGAATTGGAGTTGCCTATTCTACTGTGTCAGATTGGCAGCATGGTAGGAAAATGCCTCGTTCAGGTTCGCTTCAAAAGCTGGCTGATCACTTTGGAGTGAATATCACCTATTTGACAAGTAGCCACAGCGGATCGTCAGATAATCAACCTGTCGACCTATTAGATGGTGTTCGTATGTACAACGGTAAGCCAATCAATGATCAGGAAAAAGAAATGATTAAGGCCCTCCTGGACGCATATCGAAAGGGGGGTGACTAAAACGGACGAACTAATCACTTATTTGGTTAACTGGGGATTTGATCACGGATTTGGGGTAACCTTTACTGATCAGCTTCCAGCATCCCTTGCGGGTTTTTCATCGCAAAAAGACAAAGCCGTGTGGATTAATACTAGCTGGAGAAATAAACCTGAGTATGGATTCGTAGTTGCTCACGAAATGGGACATTTGATAGATGGCGATGAAGGGATTAATCGCTACTCATCACCCTCGCTCTCGATTAAGAATGAGTACGCTGCTAATGTTTACGGAGTTAAGTTGATCAAAAACTATGCTAGCCGACAGGATATTGAAATTAACAATCGAACGGCTTTTTGCCAAACATTCGGAATCCCGTTAATTCTTGCGGATTTAATATAGCGATATACGTCCAACCCTGATCGACGTTAAAAGCTGTTATCGGATGGAGGAAACGAGAAAATGTCATATACGCTAGATGAAGTCAAAGCCCAGATGGAAGAAGTTGGCATCCATGACCTGTGGGGAACGAAGCGAGAAGCCAAGGAACTTCCTAAAATATTAAATGACGATGAAAATGAAGTGATTAAGTATGGTTGCTCGGGTCTCACTGACGGTAACACTGTTTTGGCGATCTGTACCAACCATCGGGTTCTTTTTATCGACAAAGGATTGATCTATGGGATTAAGTCAACTGAAATCCCATTAGATATGGTTAATGGGGTTTCGTACAAGAAAGGGCTAGTTATGGGAGCCATCGCCATCACTAATGGGGCAACGGTGACCAAGCTAGAAAACATCAAGAAAAAGGATGCTCCGGTTATGGCTGATACGATCAAACAACAAGCGGCTTTATACAAGCAATCCTTACATGACCAAGCTCAACCACAAATAGTAACTAGTCAGTCTACGTCGTCATCTAATGTCGACCAAGTGATCGAAGATTTGCATAAACTTAAAACGCTGGTTGATGAGGGTATCATCAGTCAAGAAGAGTTTGAAGCTAAGAAGAAGCAAATGTTAAACATTTAGAAAACGAAAAAGGCTCATCCCCACTGCCATAGGGATGAGCTAAGGAGCTGAATTGAGGCGTAAACTGCGTCCTTATCAGACCATTCAACTCCTCCAGTATATCATAAGAATATACGAACAAATAAAAAAATCCCACCCGCGCAAAGCGAGTGGGACGATAGTTAAAAGCACTGCCATTATACCACGAAGGAGCGGATATTATGGCGCAAATTATTAAAAAAGGGCCATCATGGATGGTGCGTGTCAGCATCGTGGATAAGGACGGCAAACAGCATAAAAAATCAAAGTCCGGCTTTAAGACGAAAGCAGCAGCTAAGGCTTATGCTACCAAAATGGAGTTCCAAAAAACGACCGGTGGTGTAGCGCTGGAGTCTGGAACGCTATTTTCCGACTACTTTAACGACTGGTTTAACCTTTATAAGCGGTCCAATGTCACTGAGCGCACGGCACTGACCTATCATCAGGTCTACAACGTGCTTAAGCAGTATCTCAATGTGCCAATCGAAGATATCGACCGCAGACGCTATCGTCAGTTTATGGTTGATTTTGGCTCAAATCGTGCCAAATCAACCGTCTCAAAATTTAACTCGCTGATCCATGCCTGTGTCAAGGATGCCATGTACGATGGTGTGATCCATAAAGATTTTGTAGCATCAACCGATCTGGTTTTTGACAAAGGCAAGACGCGTAAGGTTGACTATCTATCTATCGATGAAATAAAAAAACTGGTCAGCTATCTCATCAAGAATCGCAACGTGCATTTTACGTCAAAGTACATGATACTAACTGCTATCTATACCGGAGCCCGTCTCGGTGAGATCCAGGCTTTGACGTGGAACGACATCAAAAGCAACACGATCAGTATCAACAAATCCTGGAATGAGACCACGCTGGACTTTCAGCCGACTAAAAATGAGTCATCGAATCGCACTATCAGTGTGGACGATCAGCTGATTGCATTGCTAAAAGAGTTGAATTTTAACAAAAAGCAGATCTTTGTCAGCCAGTATCATACCGTGCCCACCTCTGCAGCAGTCAACAAGACGCTGCGAGAGTCACTTAAAGCATGCCATATCAACCGACGTGGCTTTCATTTTCACAGTCTCAGGCACAGCCATGTGGCATATCTTCTCAGTCAAGGAGTTGATTTGTATGCTATCAGCAAGCGGCTGGGTCATTCTGACATCACTACCACATCGCGAGTGTACTCATATATGATTGATGAGTACAAAAATTTAACTAACAATCAAATCATCAAAGCGTTAGGAAAATTGTCGAGTGTCTAAGTGTCTATATGGTGTCTACACTTTTTTATTTCTAATGATTACTAAAACCCCAAAGCCTATTAAATCAAGGCTTTGGGGTTTCTAGCTAGTTATAGATATCTCTATAAAAGGAGAGTACAGGATTTGAACCTGCGCGCCCATTCAACATGGGTTCGCCGGATTTCGAGTCCGGTGCATTACCACTCTGCCAACTCTCCGTAACAACTATGCAAGTATAGCATTACTTACATAGACGTGCAAGCGATTATTGGTCAGCAATGTCGTAAGTTTTGCTCCCGTTCTTGGTTGTGTACATTGCTTGGCTGGTGTCGTTGGGGTTCATCAAGCTGATCGAATAGTCGCTACCCAAGAGCTTGGACACCTGCGTCGACGTCTTATCCAGCGAATCGGTCAGAGAAGACCAGCCCATGCTGCTGGCTTGGGATGGGTTTTGGGCTAGGTACTTGAGCGAGTCGGCCTCGTCGCCGCTGGACGGGTCGATTTGAAAGGTCTTGGAGCCCGAATCAAAGGCCACGCTGCCAAACTTAGAATAGGAAGATTGAAGCTGCTTTAAAAGGGCGGCTTCTTTTTGTTCCTGGGTCATGTTGGCCGTCGAAGAGGACAAAGCGGTGTTGTTAGAATAACCGCTGATGCTGTTGCTACTGGTGCCCGACGACGAACTCTTGGCACTGGTCTGTGTGCTAGTCTGGGCGCTGCTGTTTTTATGCCAATATGGCAGGTTGATAACCCCGTACACCGTTACCGCCAAGCTCACCAGCACCAAGAGGGTGGCAAACTTCCACTGATGGTACTGTTGCCAGGAATTAACCAGGTAAAAGAACCCCAACACAAAAATTAACCCACCGAAAACCACTAAAAGTATCATGATTGAATTCAACCTTTCAAATATTTTGTCTTAATCTCAATTGTGTCGCCTTGCTCAATTCGCTACAATAATTATATTAACCATGTAAAGGAGAATATCTTATGCGCATTTACTTAGCAGGGCCTTTTTTTAGCGATGAACAAATTGACCGCATCGCCCGGGCCGAACAAGCCCTCACCCAAAATCAAACGGTCGACAGTTTCTTCTCCCCCCGCCTGTCGGATGAAAACAGCACACCCTTACTCAAGGAAGGCACGCCGGAATGGGCGCAGATGATTTTCAAAAAGGACGTCGAAGAAATTGACGACGCCGACCTGGTGGTGGCCGTGGCCGATTTCGTCCACGCCAACGTCGATTCCGGAACCGCCTTTGAAGTTGGCTACGCTTATCACTCTAACAAGCCGATCGTGATTGTGCAAGAGCTGGACGAGCCTTTGAACTTAATGCTTGGCCAAGCGCTGACCCACTACACCACTTCCGTTGCCGACCTCGCCACGCTTGACTTCACCAATTTGCCCAACCACCCCTACAGTGGCCAGACATTTTAGCAGTGCAGTCGAGGTGCTATCTTGGAAAAACGCAGACAAGTTAAGTTAGAAGACGTGGCGGCCCTGGCCGGGGTCTCCAAAACAACGGTTTCCCGGGTCCTCAACAACCGCGGCTACCTGAGCGAAGCCACTAAGCAACGGGTCCACGAGGCGATGGAACAGCTCCATTACCGCCCCAACGCAATCGCCCGCCAGCTCTTTACCCAAAAGACCAACCTGGTCGGCCTGGTCTTCCCGACCGTCAACGACCCCTTCTTTGGCCAGCTTGAAGCCGGGTTGGACGAGTGCCTGTACGAGCACGGCCACCGGACCCTGATGGGCAATAGCCAAAACAACCCGCAAAAAGAGGAGCAGTACTTACAGCTGCTCTTAAACCACCAGATTGACGGCCTGATCGTTGGTGCCCACAACCAGGCGATGCCGGATTACTTGCAGACCAACTTACCGATCGTTTCGATTGAACGCACGGTCGCCCCGCAAATTCCGGTCGTCGCCTCGGATAACTACCGGGGTGGGCAGTTGGCGACCCAGCGGCTGCTAGACGCCGGTTGCCAACACATTATCCACACCAATTACCCCAAGAAAGTCCTGACCACTAACCAGGACCGCCGCAAGGCCTACGAGGACCTGATGAGCCAGGCCGGTTACCCCACCATCACCTACGAGGTCAATTACGACACCCCGATGGAGGAAAAAAAGGCCATCTTCGCCCGCCTCTTTGACGAACACCCCGAAGTCGACGGCATCTTTGCCGACAACGACACCAACGCCGGGCTGATCATCCAAGTGGCCAAGGCCCGTGGCCGCCGGGTTCCCGAGGACCTCAAGGTGGTCGGCTTTGACGGGGCGGACGGCACCAGGATCCTGTTCCCGGAACTGACGACCGTCCAACAGTCAATCGACCAAATGGCGGCGGTGGCCGTTAACCTATTAGAACAACAGATTGCCGGCCAAACCAACGTCGAATCCGTGACCCTTCCGGTAACCTTGTTGGAAGGCACCACGGGTTAGGGGGTGCGTGTTGAAACTTTACGATTATTTTTTGGGTGACTGGCAATTGACCGGGACGTCCCGCAACTCAACGGGGCCCGCCGCCACTATGCACGGCACCTGGCGATTTTCCCCACTCTCTCCCGATAGCCTCCTGTTAACGGAGAACGGCGAAATGATCATGGGTAAAACGGCGGCGCCCCTCTCCTTTTGGCGGGAATACCGCTACCAGTTTGCGGGCGACCGGGTGCTGGTCTACTTTCACGACCAACCGTCTGGTAACTATGAACTTTACCAGGCCTACCGCTTGGACGAGAACGGTCAGCTCCTCGTCCCCGACAACACCTACCTGTGTGCCCTCGACACTTACGACGCCCGTTTTGAACTGAGCAATGGTCACTTCACCCACCACACCAAGGTGTACGGACCCAAGAAGGACTACCGGTTAGATAAAGAGTTACAGCGAATATAAGAAACAAGGGGCTGGAAGAACACCGTTTTCTTCCAGCCCCTTGTTGTATTTCAGTATGCTCAATGGGTGCCGCAACCCTGCTTACTGCTCCTGATCTTTTTTCAACAGTTCCAAAAGGGCCTTATCCCGGTCAGCCACGATCTGCTTACCGGCGTCCCCTTCCCAGTCGAAGAAGCCACGCCCGGTCTTTAAGCCGAGTTCGTTCGCGTCCACCTTTTGCTTCAAGAGCGGATCTTCCCCGGTGCCGTTTGCTAGGTCTTGGTATAGGTAGGTGGTCAACTTTTCAAAGATGTCCAGCCCCCCGAGGTCGGCACTGGCGACCGGGCCGACTAGGCTCCACCGGCGGCCGAGGCTGTACTTAACCACGTCATCCACGGCTTCAGAACTCGCAATCCCTTCGCCGATGATGTGCATGCACTCACGGATCACTGCTAATTGAATCCGGTTGCCGACAAAGCCCAGCGCTTCGACCTTTAACGGAACCGCGTGCTTGCCGATGTGGTTCAACAAGTCGATCGTGAAGTCCACCGTCGCTTCGCTGGTTTGCTTCCCCGGCACCACTTCCACCAGTGGCATCAGGTGGGCCGGGTTCCAGAAGTGGGCAACCACGAACCGTTCGGGGTGCTTGAGCCCCTCTTGAATCGCCGTCGGGCTCAACCCCGAGGTGTTGGTGGCTAAGACCACCTCCGGCCCGACGAATTGTTCGGCCTGTTGCCAGATCGATCGCTTGATCTTGAGGTCTTCGGCGGCCAATTCGATCACGAAGTCGACCCCGGTTAGGGCGGCTTCGTAATCGGTATAGGTACTGATCCGTCCCAGCACGGTTTCAACCGGTTCCGTCAGCATCCCGTTGTCTGCAAAGGTTTTTAAGTCATGCTCAATCAGGCTCATCCCGCGATCCAGGCCCGCCCGAACCATGTCCAGCAGGTGAACCTCGTATCCCTTGAGGGCAAATTGGAGGGCGGTGGCGTGGCCCATCGTCCCGGCGCCGATGTTCCCAACGGTGTGAACTGCTTCGATATTCATGGTGATTCCTCCTTTGGTTGCCAGGGTTACTTTACAAGTTTAATCGTAAACGTTTTAAACCAAAGGAACAAATAAATTTATCACCTACCGAACTGGTTTGATAAGTTCTTCGCCCCGCTTGCCCCGATTCCAGCGGCTGTAAACCGTCTCCACCGATAAGTTAAACGCGTCCGCTAGCTCCGGCAAGCTGTAAGTTACGTTGCCAATCTTGACCCGGTGGTTGATCCAGCGCTTTTCCTTGAGGAGTTTTTCTTTGGTGACCAGTCGTTCACCATCGCGAGGCATCCGGTCCCGAATCGTCTTCATATTTACGCCCAGCCGTTTAGCCAACTGGTGGCGGGTGATTTCTTGGTCGTCCATCACCAGGGTTTTGCTTGGCATGTGGGCGTGACGATCCTCTTGAATTTCTTCTAGGTAGCGGCGGATGCAGTCGGCTTTAATCACCGTTTCGCCCTCCTTTTGCAGGTAGCGAAAGGCGTTGCGGACCGCCAGTTCATTCAGTTGGTAATGCAAGGCGTAGGCCGAAATGCTCATCAACCGGCCGCCATCGTTCACCGAGAGCAGGTTGGCCTTGCCCGCCGAGTGCCGCAGTGGTTCGACCAATTCCTCGCCCCGGGCCCCGTTACGGTAGCGTTGGTAAATCGTCCCGACCGCAAACCCGTACTGGCAGGCAATTTGGCTCAGCGATAATTTTTCACCATTCACCCACTGAGTAATTCGGGTCGGCTTTTGTTGCTTCGAATTGGCGCCACCAGCTGGTCGTCGCGCTTCCCCCGCCGGTAACGAGCCTGGATTTGGTCGGCGCTCAACTTCGGGTAGCGCTCAGCCAGTTCCCCGGCCGTCAGCTCCTCACCCTTAAAGGTGATCAGCTTACCCTTCCTGGTTTTGACGTGGCTGACGAGGAGTTCCTTACCCCGTAGCCCCTTTTCGTAGCGGTCCCGGATCATCCGGGTGGTCACGTGGGTCCGCTTGGCAATTTCGGCGACCGTTAGTTGTTCACCGTCGATCTCGATTTGACGCACCCGGTGGCCCTTTTTAAGCGGGACGACCAACTGGTCCTCTCGCTTGCCGCGCCGGTAACGGTTGGCAATCACCGTTGTCGATAAGCCTGCAATGTCGCCCAATTCTTGGTAGGTCAGCAAGCGGTGGTGGTAACGAATCCGTTTGGCGTGGTGTGCCGTGGTTAACGACTGCGCCCGCCTAAGCTGGCTGGTTATCGACAGTGGGTTGAAATACAACTGGCCATAGAGGGGACCACCCCCGTTGACCCACAGTCCCTTTTCTAACCCGCGCAAGTCAGCCATGGCAATCACCGCCCGTGCCGACATCCCCACCAAGGAATGGCCGATTAGATAACTGAGGCGCTCTGCTCTGCTCTGCTCTGCTCTGCTCTGCTCTGCTCTGCTCTGCTCATAGCAGCGTCCGATCCCCCTTTTGTGTCAACTCTTAGTTTGGCATCCGTTCACATTTTATTGACGATAAGCAAACGCTGTCAATTAGATTCGATTGATTTATGAATTAAAATCTTATTGATCGGATTACCACGCGAACGCAAGCGTTGGATCCCAAAAGTTGCTCACCCGGGAATTAATTTATTTCCTAAAATTATATCAGACTTTCGGCCTATATATTGTCTACTGATGCTTGAGCGTTTAAATAATCACCATAATTCAATTACATTGGTGCGTTTTTCGTCTACTTCTCGCCCCCGATGGGTGAATTAACCTTCCCTACTTGCTTTCTTTACCCATACTTTATTATAGAATCAATTATTAGCCGATTTATTAGAAAGGGTTAATAAGCTTCTTTGGGTGCGCTTTTGCACTTCCGAACCGGATCTGCACCCCGATTTAAGAAGTTCGTTCTTCACCCCATTTTGGTCCTTTTTTTGGTCGGGGCGTTACACTTTTTTTAAAAAAATCGCTTTAGGGCTTGCCAACTTAAATAAAGTTCGCTAGAATTGAAAAAAATTAAATAAGAGAAAGATGAGAAAGACGAGTAGGTCGTTGATTTGTCCAGTGAGTCAGGGCTAGTGGAAACCTGACCAACCCTCTGCGATTGAATAACACTTTCGAAGATTACTAACCCAAATGCATTGCAAAGTAGGCTTAGTCGTGACCGGAACGTTACCACCGGATGAGTATGTTTGTACTCAATGAAAAGTGGGCTAGTAATACCCTAGCCAACTTGGGTGGTACCGCGGAAATAAGCCTTTCGTCCCTTGTCAAAAGCAAGGGGTGAAAGGCTTATTTTTTTTCATCCACGGTTTAACCACAAAGGAGACTTTACAATGTGCGGATTTTTAGCTGTTGATTCTAAGGAATTTGATTTAACGACCTTTTGCGACGCCCTGGAGAAAAACGTTGACCGCGGCCCGGACATGACCGAAACCGTCGAAGAAGACGCAGTGATGTTTGGTTTCAACCGCCTGGCGATCATGGACCTGTCCGATGACGGGATGCAACCCTTCAAGGACGAAGATTGCACCCTGGTCTGCAACGGGGAAATCTATAACTTCTTACAGCTCAAAGAGAACTTAAAAGACGACTTCACCTTCCAAAGCTCTAGCGACTGCGAAGTTTTAATCCCACTTTACCGTAAGTACGGACTGGACACCATGTGCAAGATGCTCGACGCCGAATTTGCTTTCGTCTTATACGACAAGGTGGCCAAGAAGGTCGTGGCCGGACGCGACCCGATCGGGATCCGGCCAATGTTTTACGGCTACACCAAGGAGAAGGGCGAAATCGCCTTTGGTTCCACGGCCAAGACCCTGATGGACTTGTGTGACCAAATCTTCCCATTCCCACCGGGCCACTACTACGACGGCGAAAAGTTCGTTACCTACCGCGACCCGGCCATGGTTACCCGGATGCACACGCCTAACTTTGAAGAAGCCACGACCGGCATCCGCGATTACCTGATCAAGGGGGTCGAAAAGCGGCTCCACGCTGACGCTCCGGTCGGCTACCTGTTGTCCGGGGGCCTGGATTCCTCACTTGTTTGCTCGATCGCATCTAAGTTAATGCCGGGCAAAAAGTTACGGACCTTTGCGATCGGGATGGACCGCAACCCGATCGATCTCAAGTACGCCCGCGAAGTTGCCGACTACTTAGGCACTGACCACACCGAATTCATCATGACTCGCGATGATGTTTTAGGGGCGCTGCGTGAGGTCATTTATACCCTGGAAACCTGGGACATTACGACCATCCGGGCCTCGATTGGGATGTACCTCTTGTGCAAGAAGATCCACGAAACGACCGACCTGAAGGTGATCCTGACCGGGGAATGCTCCGACGAAATGTTCGGTTACAAGTACACCGATTACGCCCCGAACGCCGAAGCCTTCCAAAGCGAGTCGATGAAGCGGGTCCGCGAACTGTACATGTACGACGTGCTGCGGGCCGACCGCTGCATCTCGGCTAACTCGCTTGAAGGCCGGGTGCCGTTTGCCGACCTCGACTTCGTGGAATACGTGATGTCCTTAGACCCGGACATGAAGATGAACCACTACGACAAGGGGAAGTACCTGTTGCGGATGGCCTTTGCCGGACAAGACTACTTGCCAGACGACATCTTGATGCGGGAAAAAGCGGCCTTCTCCGACGCCGTTGGCCACTCCCTGGTCGACGACTTAAAGGAATACGCCGACGCCAAGTACACGGATGAAGACGTGGCCAAGGCCAGCGAAAAGTACGCCTACAAGACGCCGTTTACCAAGGAATCCTTGCTCTACCGCGACATCTTTGAAGAATTTTTCCCGGGCAAGGCCGAATGGATCAAGGACTACTGGATGCCAAACAGCGACTGGGAAGGTTGCGACGTTGACGACCCGTCCGCTCGCGTTCTCTCCAACTACGGGGACTCGGGCAAGTAAGAAGTGCGACTAACCTCCTCGACGGGTCGTATGGCTAAGCTAGGGTAAAGGTTATCGCGGAACGCGGTGTTCTTTACCCGTACTTAGCTACTAGGCCCGTGGTTAGGAGCACGTTATCGGAAGTGCGGACCAACCATCGGGCAGGCCGTGGGCTAAGCTAGAGGTACCGCGAGGACCGGTCAAGTCCAAAATGTTGGTGTAAATTAAATTCCGCGAATTTATTATTTCACAAGCTTAAGCATACCGGCTTCTTCTGAATTGTCATCTTTTTCAATTCCGTGGTAAACGGTCATGTTTAAGTACCGTGGACCAGCAGTCCATTTTTCATTCTGTTCAATCAGTAGTGATCCCATTAGTCGCAAGACGCTTAGATCATTCGGGGATATCCGGATTACACGGTCGCGACGACGGATTTCTTGATTAACCCGCTCAATTGTATTATTCGTCCGGAGACGCTTCCTTAGCTCCTCTGGGAGCTGGTAAATCACCATTAATTCGTCAAAACTATTTTCTAATTTCTTCACCACCTTAGGGAACTCGGTCTGCCAATCTTTAACCAATTGGTCACGCCGTTCAACCGCTTGGTCGTACGTTGGGGCATTAAATAAATCTTTGAGTCGGTTAGCAACTTCTTTACGGTCCTTGAGTGCCAGAATACTTGTACAGTCATTACTAAAATGAAATTGACATCTCTGCCAAAGACTACCCTGAAATTGCGTAGTGATTGCATCCTTTAAGCCACAATGAGCGTCTGAAACATATCAACGCT